CATTAATAAAACCAAAGGCAGTAACGCGTCAAATATTCTACCCTTTTCTTGATACGGAACACTACCTAAGTATCTATACTTTTCCCAAAAGTTCTTTGGAAAGAATACTGCTCTTATATCATTAAGATAGATATCTCGTAGGTGTACGTACTTGTATTTTTTACCTTTGAGTAGTTTCATTCTTCCTCCTTATATCTATTGTAAATCATCAAGGTATGCTCGTTCAATATCTTGTTTGAGTTCACCTACCATATCGTGGATACTCTCTAAATAATCATCTTCTTCCCATATTCTTTCATAGTCAATTTCCTCATCTAAATCTTCAATGTCATCATAATACAAATCATACACAAACGCACCCATTGGTTCATATGATTCATCTTCATAACTACCCAATAGGTAACAATCTCTATGTAGAGACCCAAGTTTTTGAGCTAGTTTTTCAAAGAATCCCTGTGGAACATTCCACGCTGATTCTAAAACAAACTCTATACCATCATCATCAACAGTAATATAATCAAATCTAATCCATTTACTACCAAGAAGATTGTATCCCCAATCAACTGTCCACCAATTCTCTTCAGTAAATTCAGTATCGTATAGGTCATTAACTAAATCTAATACTCTTAGTGTTGTATTGTAATATTTAGATTCTTTATCTACATCACAAAACTGTAAGATGTAGTCGTTTACTTCTTTGTTTGTATTTTTTACCTCTACAAAGGATGTCATTATATTTGCCATTTTATTGTACCTGTATTTTATATGGTGTTCCTAAATAATTCACATCACACGTTGTCCATAGTTGGTGAGACATACTAATGTTTATCTCTCCACTATACGGTTGATTGATACCAACCCCTTTCCAACCTGTGATGTTGTTTTGTTTTGAATATTTTTCAGTCCAAGTAAGGGATGAATAATCAATCTTACTACTTTCAAACATCAATAAGTAATAAATCTTGCTTCCTTGTTTCCAATCTTTTTTATTCCTCATCAACATCACATAGTAATCATAGTGATTTTGTGAGATAAAGTCAATTTTCTCTTCAATTGTCTTGTGTTTGGTGGTTCGGTGTCCGTTCCATTTGACGGTATTGTTTTTGGGGTTGTAATCACCACTCTTTAATTGTAGACGGGAACCTTTAGAAAATAAGGAGTTGTTTTCACTCACCACATCAGCACCGACACTATGACCACCACCTTCCCATTCAGAATTAAATGAGTTGATGGTTTGGTCAAAGATGTCTTCCCACAACTCCGCTTTCAACGGAAAACGATATAAGTTGTGGTGTTGGGTGATTTTGTGTTCTAGTTGTTGTAACAGTTGTGTCATAGTAGGGGTTGTTTGTTTTCACATTCTACTATCAATATACAACAGTTTTTTATCAATGTCAACCAATATTTTTCATTAGTTACGCTCGGTCAACGGAAGTGGCGAGGACTTCAAAGTTGCCGTACTTTCTCCACTCTTCGTTTGGTCTTCCAATGTCCAACCAAAACTGTCCATACTTACTAGTGGTATTGGAGTATTCGGTCATCTCACCTTCCATATACACATAGTCATACGCGAGGTCTTCACCCAAGATTTCTTTGTTGGTTTCGTTTTCACAAAAATCGTGAATCTCCCATACATTATCTTCAAAATAATGTAGTAGGTCTTCGTGAGTTTCCCCCTCGTAAGGTGGTTCGCATTGACGTAGTTTTTCTACATCAACTTCTATGGGTTCAGTCGCTTCCCAAGCGGTGTATCGTTCACACTTTCGGATGTATAGTTTTTCACTCATATTGTTTCCATTGTTTGTATTCTAGGTTGGTCACCCCCACCCACAGTAGTGTTGCTACCGATGGTAAGATGATGGATTGTTGTTGTAACAGTAGTAGTATGGTAGCTAGTAGTGATGATAGACATACACCAAGGGCTAACATAAATACGTATTTTTGTGGTATCATTGGATTTTGGTTAGTCTGAAAATTTTCCCTCACGAAAAAAAAGAGAGGGTAGAAATTATTGTCTATACTTCATTTGATAGATTGACAATACTATCTATCATATCTTGTTTCTTCATAGAGTTAGGTAGAGTTTTGTTATATTTCATCAACGCATACTCTTGAAGTTCTTTCTTAGTCATTCCACTAATATTGTCAGTTGTGTCCGTTGTAGTATCTTCTACAACCTCAACTTCGTTTTGTATATCTCTACGATTAAAGTAAAGAGCTACAATTACACTTAAAATTACTAATCCTACGATTAATCCGTATTCCATTGTTTTGTTTTTTAGTTGTGATTTATATAAAGTTAAATAAAAGATGTAAGATAGTCAAGTTTTTTACTCATACCACTTGGACAACCAACGGTCATACATATAGTCTATCCATAGTTCGTAACCGTGTTGATTGGGATGGTAAATCTTACCTACCGATATTGGTTGTGTTTGAGAACATTCCCAGTAAGATACTTCATCATTATACGTACCATTTTCTCTTTCATATCGGTCTACATAGGTGTGTAAATCTTCTTCACCATAAGTAAGGTATATGTCGGTATCTATCTCAAGTTTGTCATTAAATTTAGGTGTAACATAAGGTTCAAACAAATCAAAGAAATGAATGTTAAATCCTTTCATTTTAGCGTAATCACTATAAAACATATAATTTGTTTGAGCAATTCGTTCATACCCTATTTCATCAAATGTATAAACTAACCACTTCTTCAAAAAGTTATATGTAAACTCTTTTTCATCATCATTAAAAAATTGGTGGGTTGCACCATCAACACTAAATTTATCTTCTACCGATATTCTCTCAAATGCGACAGGTGTATTCATCAACGGATTTGTTGGGTATAACATTCGTTGTCTTTGTACATTGTGGTGATGTTGAAATGCCATTTTCATTGATGTCACAGAATCTCTATATTTAGAAGTAAACCCAAATAAAACCAAGTCAGTGTTTTTAAATGTAGATATTATGTTATTTAACTCCTGAAACTGTTCGTAATTACCACTACCCTGTGTCGCGTAGTTTATGATAGGTATGGTTGGAAAATACTTTCTTAGTGATTTCTCCCAAGAGTTTTTCTTTCTCCATTGTCTTAGTTCGGTGTGTTCTTCGGGTGTAAATGGTTCACCACAAGGGTCTAATTTAGATATTAAGTCGGGTGAGTAAGTACCTTGACCTTCTACGAATGAATCACCAAATAGTATGATTCTTTCTATTTTCTTTTTCATATGGTTGCAAATATAACTTTTGGGTGTCTACCCAATATTTTACTTATAACTAATTTCTTATCACCTTCTAACAAATAATACTTGTCAATGTCATAACTAACAATGATAGGTTTTTTCTGTACTTTACCAAATAACATTTCCATAAACAATCTCCTCCACTTTAAGGTCTTTGGTAATTTATCGTATTCACCTTTTTTGACATCCTTAGACTTTGTATTTTCTAATCGTTGCCAAATATGGTCATTAAGAGTTATCACCTTACCCATTTGGATACTGTTATGAATCTGTGTCTTCTTTATCTCACGGCCCCATTTATTCAGGGATTCATAAACACTTTGTAACTTTTCAGGATTATATGTTACTTGAGATACCATAATGATATAGTAATAAATATTAAATTATACCCAATAAAACTACTTTTCGGGGCTTAATAATATCATAACTGTTAATATCACCAATATAAATAAAACAAGTGGTATTGCTACCACAAGTTTTATCAAATCAAACAATATGTTAAACGTCTTTGACAAACCGAACACCACGACTGTAATGTTTAGTTATTAACCGTTCCATCTTCTGGCGTTGTTTGTATTCCTCACGGGTTTCATCTTCTAACCGTTTAGGGCCAAACAACATATCACCGATTTTAACCGTATCATCACCCTCCATCATCTTTCGGGTTCTTTCAAGGTATTCGGCTACCATTTCCTGTTCTAGTGTCTGTTCTTCTGTTTGTGGGTTTTGTTCCATATTAGAGTAGTTTGTTTAATATTGATTCCCAAGTTGGGTATTCATTCATTCGTTTTTCTTCACAATTCCAACCGAATTGTAAAAGTTCTCCTTTGAACTCACCCGCACCGTTCTTGATTCTATCGTCAATGAGATAGTCACCCATCAACAAATCTTTTCGGTGAGTGATAAACATTCTTTTGTGAAAGATACGACCAAAGTGTTCTTCAATCCAAAATCTTTTATCCATATTACTCATTGGGTTTCCCCACGGAGCAGCGGTAGCGATGAATAATTCATACTTACCACTTTCGTGTAGTTTGTGAATAGCGTCAATAGCACCCTCAATAGGTGGTGGGTTACGGAAGATACCTTGGATGTGGTCGGGATTGTTTTTGTAACGTTCTTTTAGATGTGGGTTGTAGTAGAAGAACTCTTCAAACGCACTCTCTAAATTAACCAACACACCATCCATATCTATGTAAACTATCTTTTTTTGACTCATTTTGTTTTTGTTAGTTATCATCACTAATGAGTTATAATATAGTAATTTCTTAAACCAATGTCAACTAAAACCAACCTTTTTCTTTAAGATTTTTATGTATTACATCTGTGATGAGTTCCATACCCGTAGGGCCTGCGTGTCCTCCATCTGTATTCCAATCCGTACCGTGGTCTTTAAACTGATATAAACTCCATAATACTACATCATCAATTTTATACTTACTGTCAATGGAGTCAAACATCCAACCTGCTCTTATATTTTTAAAGTCATAAACTTTTTCTTCAAGTGGGTCATCAGTCTCCATTGACCAAAACTTCTTAACATATTCAAATTCATCATCTGTATCATAATAATGTGTAAAGTTTAATTTGTATGATAAAAACGGCGAATAACCATCAACCATAATATGGTCAATATTCATATGTTTTAGAAATGTATGAAAACTTGAAATCTCCATAGCCCAATATGCCATAAGTTCTTCAAACTGTTCATCTATATATGGTGGGTATGTATTTTCATCACCCAATCTCCACTTGTGTCTAGAATTTGGATAGTGTTTGTGTTCGGGGAATTGTAGTAACTGTGACCACGTAGTTTCGTCATCCCCAACCACCCCTCGGTTATACAAAAATGTACAATTTTGGTGTTCATCTCTATTTGTATCACTTGGTGGATATCCAAACTTTTCATAATCATCTACACCCATAACACAAAAGTCGTGTAGTTGTAAGTACTTCATATTATACTTCTCCCACACATCAGTTCGGTACATAGGTAAATGTTCAAAGTCAATTAAACGTTGTAATGTTGACTTTTGTAATATAAAGAAACACTCATCTAGTATATCTTTGTTATTTACAATAAAAGAATTAGTAGATGTTCTTAATTTAGTCCAACCTGACCCTGGCGTTGCTAGATTTATAAGTTCTAAACCAAGTCGTTCTGCTAATTTAACAGGCCACGTCTTATCTATTCTACAATTTTCACCCCACGTTTGTGAGTCTCCATTGGTAACTAAATATTTATATTTTTTCATCGTTTAATATGATATACTTTATCGTGGGATGGTATAACAATATAATCCCCCTTTAAGAATTCGTGAGTTGCTTTGATAACACCCACGTGTATGTTGTGTCCATCATCAAATGTATGAGTATCTCTTTCCAACAAAGAATTATCCAAATTACCAATATCATATTTATCATAAACCCCATACCCACCTGAAAAGTCATCTAATACAATTATACCACCTTTTTTAAGTTTCTTATAACCGTGTTCTATGTCTGATTTAACTATGTTGTATTCGTGTCCTCCGTCAATGAATACCATATCATAATATTCATCCTCCAATGTAGGTAATACTTCACGAGAGTCACCCTCAAATACAGTAATAATGTCATCTACTTCAAATTTTTTAGCCTCATTCCAAAGGTGTTCTCTCCATATAGGTGCGTTCTCTTCTCGGTAATACCACTCTTCCTCCTCATCAACAGTTAAATTTCCTTTGAACCAATCCACTACGTGTAACTCACCATTTATCATTGGTAGTTTCAATACCTTAGCAATCTCTACCGCGTCTCCACCCTGTGCGCATCCAACTTGTAACACTTTCGGTTTTGGTTCTTCAAATCCATTATAATTAGGGAATGTAGCTTTCATATGTGTATAGACAAACATAGAAATCCACGGGAATGGTAAGTTCCAATCGTGTGGAATGAACGTGTCTTCTTTTCCTTTACGAACAAACCAAGGGCTAAAATCTAAAGGGGTAAGAGTCTTGTAATAATCATCCTTTACCACACTTACACCCCTCACACTTACATTTCTTTGGTTTTGGTTTTCTAAATAAAGATAGTATGTATTTTATCATATTCCTAAATTGTTTTCAATGTCTTCGTTTGTTATGTCAATGTCAACGTCAATTGACTTTCTCAAACTACGTATCAATTCTGTGGTGTAGTAGATACTAACACCCAATAACATTGTCCCTAATGCTACTAGTTTTGTTTTTGTTTTCTTTAACATATCACTTCCCCCTTTTATTGTTTTTCCATTCTAAATATCCTTCATCCTCATATTTGTTTCGGTATTTGGAGTAGTTTTTACGTTCTCTTTGTTTTTTGGGTTTGTGTTTTGACTTTTCATCATCCCACGTTAGTTTATTTTTTATATCTCCCATTCTTTTTATCCAAGCAAATGAGGTCTACCCTCTACTTTTCCAGCCTCCGTTATTTTTATTAGTTGTGATTTGGATTGAAACTCTAATATATTACACGAACCTGAATACGATAGTGCAGAACGTACACCATCATTTAGTCCATTTATTATAAACTTTACACCACCTTTGTATGGTATTATAGTACTTTCTCCTTCTACGTTTCTTTTTTGTTGTTGGTGGGTCACTTTGGTTTCCAACGACGCACTACCTCTATATCGTTTATACAAGTGATTACCTTTCTCAATGATTTCGCCGGGTGCTTCTTGTGTCCCTGCTATCAACGAACCCAACATCACGGTGTCTGCTCCTACTGCCAATGCTTTCGCAATATCCCCACTTGAACGAATACCACCGTCAGCCATTACAGGAATATCAAACTCTTGTGCAACTCTAACCACATCACTAATAGATGTTATGTTAGGTACTCCGTGTCCTGTCTGTACTCGGGTCGTACATAATGAACCCCCACCAATACCAACTCGTAATCCATCAACTCCCCATTGGATTAAATCCTCTGCGGCCTTTGACGTTGCGATATTACCACCGATTATATCAAACGGTCTGTCAGGGTGTTTTGACCTAAACCTTTTTAGTTTTTCTATCATCGCTTTGACGTTCCTGTGGTGTCCGTGTGCTACGTCAATCACCAACACATTACACCCCGCGAGTATCAACTCTTCTGCTCTATAATAACCTTCCATACCTACACCAACGGCGGCCATAATAGGTTTGGTTGTATCACCCCATACAGCACTTATATCACCATTAGTGTCTTGATATAAAAATCGTTGTAATTCTACTACTTCATCACATTGTTCTTCTATGAGCATAAATCTATGGATACAACCAACCCCACCCATTGATGCCATTTTCTTAGCCATCACTACATCACACACCGTGTCCATTGGTGATGCGACATAAGGTATTTTGATGTTGTAGTTACGAGATAGTCTTGTTTCTAAATTGACGTGTCCCCTTGTTTGTATATCACTATACTGTGGAACTAACATCACATCATCGTAAGTATATGTTTCTCTCATTGTTGTAGTAAATGTCTTTTAACTTCTCCTTTTGGTACTGTCCCACTAAATCTACTCAACTCTTGTCCGTTCTCTTCCACAACACAAGTGGGAACTGAACGAATGCCGTATTGAGATGCTAGTTGTTGGTTCTCATCAACATCAATGAATTGAATGTTGAATCCTTCGTTTGATAATTCCTGCATTATAGGTTTGAACATTTTACAAGGCCCACACCAAACGGCTGAGAAGTATTTTATTTGTCTGTTACTCATATGTATATTTTTTCTATGTAGTCGTTTTTATTAAATGTTATATTGTCTCCAAAAATCCATCTACCGTAATCTTCTACCAAGTTGTTGTCCTCAATGGTAAGTTCATACAATAGGTTTTGGTTGTGTATAAGTCTTTCTTTAAGGTCTAAATAAATTTGGTGAAAGTCAAGTTTTGATAGTCTTTTTAGTTCTTCTACTATGAAATTAACTTTCTTAACTATTAACTCATTATTTAAACTGTATATGGTATGTGGGTCTGTGTTCACATCTATTTTCTGTGAATAATCAAATGTATCATAATCGTGATTTACTATGTCATCAAAAACATCAAAACCTAATTCACGTAAATCACTTACTATGCCAGTATAACCTAATATTATTGGAATCTGTAAATTATAAAATGGTTTGACTGACTTTTCAGTCATAAATGGTAACAAGTCGTGTGTTGTTTCAGTAACAATATCAATGTAACTATCCGATAACATTTTATTAACCGTAAATCGGTGTTCAACTATGTCATTATCTATTTCTAAATGATAATTCTTGTATCGTATAACTTCATCAAATATACCAAAATTAACCTCACCACCATCCCCCGTCAAATTAGAAACAAAACCCAATTCGGTCAGGTTATTAGTTACTAGTTTATTAACTAAAAAAGACCTATGAATTTTAAATTGATTATTTAAACAAGTAAATAATTTACTTTTTTGAGTAGTAGACCATTGTTTTCCTTTTATTATTATATTCGCGGGAATGATAGACTGACCTGTTGGATTTATTTTTGTAAAATTAATACTTCGTTGGTAGTCTAAATGTATTGTATGGTTGTATTTAGAACAGAATGTTCTAGGCCCTGCAAATGGGTATTTGTAAAACTGAATTTCGGGGTATTTTTCTTCCAACCCTTTATAGTCTTTTAGTGGTGATATAAGTTTCAGTTTATCATAGTTTACTATATCAATATTATGATATTCTAATAAACTATAAACCTCCGAACCCTCGCCTAATAAATCTATAATAAATGTATCACACGAGAGGTTAAACTCTTTGATGTTAATAATATTATAAACAGATTCTATAACTCTTAGAGTAAATCCGTGAATTACGATGTAATCAAAATGTCTACCATAAAATTCAGATTTTTCCGATGTTGGGTGTAAGGAGGTTAAGTTAGAATCTATTATGTTTAACCCTGTAAAGGTAAAACCCTGTAAATTATTGCCGGGTTCAATACATAATATTGACTTGTCTTTTATTTTACTTTGTAATAAATCGTAACTTTCTAGGTAGTTCACTTCTTTCTAATAAGAGAGGCTGTGTTCATTTTTTGAGATAGATGATTGAGGTATCTATCTCGGTGATGTGGTTGTAAATCTGTCTCGTGTACACCTCTACCATTTTCTATCAGATGTGATACTTCAAATCTACGTAAGAAATCCTTTTCATAAGTCAACGTGACTTGGTAAGTAATCTTAGTGCCAGGTACTGAAAAATGATATTTTGCTGATTGTTCCATATATGTTATTTGTTAAATTGTTTAAACAGTTCGTCTACTTCTTCGTCTTTCTTTTTCTCCTCAAAAAAGTCTTCCCTTGATATTTTTTTCATATCAAAGTCTTCATACTCAAACTCACTATACCTATCATAATCATCATTACGGGCTTGGTTGAGATAGTCAGGTGTCCAATATCTTCGTTTCTTTATACCAATCAATTCTCTACCTATGTCAACATAAAAACAATTATAACAGATGAGTTGTATGTTCTCCAATTTATGATTTTTTCTATTATTATCCAAAAAATGAAGTAATAGTGGTGACCTACCATCAATTCGTTTTCGTTCATAACCACATACCTCACAACAGTCTTTCTTATATCCATACTTTACTAACTGTCTAGCAAATGTCTTTAGGTTCCAATGGGGTCGTTCACCATTTAATATAGGGTCAAGTGAATGTTTTTGGGTATTCTTGGTCATACCCTTACCACCCTTATTTAGTAAGTTCTCAAATACACCGTGATACTCTGCCCACTTCTTGTATGTTTTGTATGATACTTTAAGATAACGAGCGGCCTGTGCAGCCGATTTACTATTGGCCTGTGCCGCTAGTATTTCTGATTTTAATAACATTTTTACTTCTTATACGGAAACATTTGATTTAGTTGTTCTTTTCTCTTACTACACCCACAATCTTCTATACCCATTGCTTGTGTAGTTTTTTCTACAACCGTTTTGATGCCTGTGGTTGTTGTAATTTTCTCCACAGTATCACCCAACCCTTGTTGGTTTTTTATTAAGTCTTTTAACTTTATCATAGTCCTTATTTTATTATAAATATAAGTTAGGTGTTATTTATATAAAAGTAAAGTTTATACGATGAAACGATATATTTTATTATTGGTTATGTTAGTCCCACTAATTGGGTGTGATTCACAACGGGTCAAAGACTTGTTTAGAGATGAAGAACGAGAACAACAGTTAGAGGACAGTATATCGGTTATACTTGAGGATATGGAATACGCCATTGATTTGATTGATAATCTCTATACGATGATTGATAGTTTAGAAGACATCAAACGAAAACCTATTATGGTAGAAAAGATTGTAGAACGAGTTGATACAATTAGACTAACCCAAGGTGGATTTAATGTTGATAAACTGTATAACATTCCCATTGACAATACTGAACGATATGTGGGGAGTGTGTTTAATATCAAGGGTGTCACAGAGTTTAAGTGGGACTTCTTAAACAATGAACCTTTAGCCGCCACCACAACCATAACAGACTTTCAGTTACGACTAAATGTTAGAACACGGATTAAACCTATCCAAACAGGATTAGAAGTAGAGTCAATACCCCTATCCCCAAATATAATGATTACCAACAACACCGATAATGTGATAGATAAAACAAACTACTTTAAGGAAATACCATCCAAGATTTCTATTGGAATAATTGGTGGTTATGGTTTTACTCACCAAGGTGCGACTCCGTTTATTGGTATAGGAATCAATTACAGTTTGTTAGAAACAGGTGACGCGATTAGAAGATTAAAAGGTAAAATTCCTCAAAACAGGAAGCGATAGCCTTTTTCACCAAGTTCATCAACAGACTGTTTGCGAAATCTACTTCACTCTCCTCCACCGATAAAAAGTTAGACCGTATTTCTTTATCTATCTCTACCTCGGTATGTAACTTTTGTATTATGTTATAGTCTTTGTGATAGAATACGATTTCCATTTCTAGTCCAACGGTTTCTGTCTTTGACTTCATTGTAGCAAATGTAATCTCGGTATTAGGTCGTATGTAGTTTATGAATACGGGATAGACATATATGTCAGCCTCATCCTTATCGTCCGTTAAACGTAAAGTTTGGTAGTCTGCGTACTCTTGTATGTACTCTTCCATAACCACCACCGTTGTTTTCTTTAACAATGGATTACCGAATATCTCAATAGGAGTTTCGTTTGTTGGTTCCCCCACCCAAATCAGTAATATGGAAAGTAGTGTTAGAATAAAACTCTCCCCCCTAACAGTAGCCCCCAATGGTCTGATGTATTCATATTTGTTTTAAGACTATTGGTATACGTCAAGTTCATACCAAAGGTGTCTGTTAATTTATACCCTACATTTACAAATGGTTTTATAGTCATATAGTCCTCAAACCAATAATCCAATGTAAATACTTTTCGTCTGTATGTATAACTTAATACTAAATTGGTTGATAGTTTTAATGTTTTGTTATTCACAAATGATTTAGTATGTCCGACAATAAGGGAGTTGTCTTGGAAAGGGTAGTCGTTTAGACTACCAAATGTAACAGAATGTAAAGTGAAGTAAGAACCAAACACCCCGACATTACCCAATATACCAACCGATGTATTTGCAATCACATCATTTTGTAACACCATCAGGTTGGCGTTCACCATCGTCTTTGTTGTAGAGTTGAGTGGTGTTATTTTGTAGTAACCAATATTACCATTGATATTACTACTCGCGTTCAACATAAACCCGTTGGATGTATTGGTAAGTAGATTGGATTTATTGTATCCTCCTGTTAGTCCAACTATATTACCATTGTAGTATGATAGGTCAGATGCTAAAATTACGATGGGTTGGGATATGTCTATGTCACCTGTTTCAGATGAACTTTTTGCATTACTAGTAACCAAGTCCGTGATTTCGGCACACGGGTAATACTCTTTCCACTTTCGGTATATACTTCCCAACCAATCAATGTGTTCGTTTTGTAAAACTTGTTCGGGTGTGAATGTTTGACTATATCCAAAAAAAGCAAAAGTGGTATTAGAGTTTATGTCTATTGGTAATTTTACTCGTTGTAGAACATCGGAACATACCTCTCTATATGAATAGTTTAATACAAACTGTTGAGAGTATAATTCTGTCGGTATGATTATAAATAATATGAGGTATAACCATTTCACTTTATGTAGTATTTGTTTATTCTATATCGGGTTATACCTGTTTCATTTACTGCATCTCTCACACTATTATACGTTACACCATCAATGGTTACTTTAATACTATTAGTGGGTTGATTACCTAACATCTTTAATCGCAATTGTTCTTTCCGTTCAGATGTAAATGCTTTACTTATGGCCTTGGCTCGTTTCCTTACAAACTCCTTACTTTGTTTAATACCTTTTAGTTTGTTCTTGTTAGATTTACTTATCTTTCTTTTAGTTTCCTCTGAATGAGACCAACCTGTACCACGAGTTGCTATTCCTTTTTTAGACTCTGATATTTTTTTTCTTTCTTCTTTTGTTTTTACCCGTCCCTTGAGTCCTTCTGATATTTTTTTTCTATCTTCTTTGGTAAATACATAAGGATTTTCTCTCTTTGTCTTTCTTATCTTCTCTTTTGACTTTTCTGACAACCTACCTGAAAAATGTGATGTTTTAGTGTAAATACTATTTAACCCTTCTTCTATTGAGTTATACTTTTCTTGGTAATATCGTTCTCTTTTATTTAGTTGTGTCTCATCACATTCTTCTATAACCTCAAATGTATGCTCGTCAAGTCCGTATTTCTTAAATGAATTATACAAGTGAGTATTTCTATTATCATTTATATAATCGTGTTTATGTCTATACCATCTTCGTTCTATGTCAATACTTTGACCTATGTAGATTTTACCGTTTGGGTTTGTTATTTTGTATATTCCTGTCATTTCTTTAATCCAAAAAAACCCATATAGTTTCAGCGGTTGCGGTCGCCTACTCCTATATGGGTTTCTAATCTAAAAATCTTATGTATGTAGTCCGCAACTCCTACATATATAAATATAACCAAGAGTGAAAAAACAAATGGTTATTCGGGTTTCGCTAACCAACCGCGGCGTTGGGCTCTTTGGATAAGATTTACTGTGGCAGTTTCTAATGCTTTTTGAGTACTCATTCCAACAGTTGATTGGTCAAAATCAGCGTCAGGTGTATCAAAAAATCCTAATCCAATTTGAGATGTTTTACCCAATCCTGATGCAATTAAGAACTCACCTGTTTCAACACTAACAAGTCTTATCTGAAATCCTACAATTGTAGTGTTTTTAGTCATAGTGTTAAACTTATCCACTACCTCTTCTTTTGAGGTACTGAATTCGTATAATTCTGCATAGCAAAAATACTTCGGTAATACCAAACCACCTGTTTTAAGTTCGGTTCCATCAACTGCAAGTCCCGCGTCTGATAGTTCCCACTTATCAACCATTTGATTTAGTATATCATCTTTTTCTTCTGTATAACGGAAGTATCCTGTTTCCTCAAAGTTTTCTAGGATACGGTTAGTCAAACCTAATCCCACTCGTTTCTCTCCAAGTTCAGGGTATTGGTCTATGATTTCTTTGGTGATAGATAAGTTTGCCAACTGAATTGGGGTTCTCTCACCTGTGAAATATTCTACATCATAAACGGATTTTTGTGTCTCAAACCCTGCCTCATAACTCTCAACCATAACTTGAGAAGAACAAGAACTAATTAGTAGTGTGATAATTAGAAATAATAGTTTCTTCATTAGCTGTCCTTTTTATATTTTAGAAGTCTGTTAGTAGCCTTTGGTTCTTCAACTTTTACAGTTTCAGGTTCAGCCTTAACTTCTTTAATTATAGTTTGAGTTGGTGCAGCCTGTGGTATAGTTAGGTTAATGGTCGGGCCTTCTACACTTACACTTTGATTGTTGTTTTGTGCAGGTGCTTCTACGGCAGACTCTTCGTCTTCTATACCTATGAATGACTTTACCTCATCCATAAACATAGTTCCTATACCTGTTAGTAACACACCAGCTCCTGTGGCTATTTGTGCTTTGAGGTTGGATAATAACCCACCCTTTTGTTCTTGTTGTTCTTCACTCATCTTTGTTTCCTTTAAGTTTGTCTTTGATTTGTAGTATTAGTATTGTTAAATTCCAAAGTATAGTGGGTAAGAATATCAAACCCATTATACCTAGTAATAAATATAAGATTTCCATTTTTAACTATTGCCACTTTCTAGTTTCCTTTTGGCTAATAACATCTCAGGTGTGTCATCTTCCTCATCCATCTTAGCCACAAGCATCTTATCTTTATCTGTATCTGAAAACCAATAATCTATAATCTTTCCGTAACTACCAATGAATGCACCCAAGAGTAATAAGAGTAATTCTTTCCACTCACCGGCTACTTCAGTTCCAATATGGATAGATGCTACAATACCAATAGATAATATCACAAATGTGTATAATACGATAGATGTAATCATCCACCGTCTATTCATCATTGAGTTTAGTAGGTCTCTAAATCCTGTGTTTTCTTGTTCTTGTTCGTTTTGTTCTACCATTACTTTATTAGTGTTAGTTTTTTGGTTTCTACACCTCTCTCGGTGGTTAGTCTGTAAAGATATACACCCGATGAAAGGTTTTGTGCATTAAACTTCACAGTATAAGTTCCTGTGTTATTAAATCCTTTATACACATTCTCAATAAGTCGTCCGTGAATATCATAAACATCTATTGATACTCGTTGTGGGTTGATGATTGAGAAACTAATGTTGGTTTCAGGGTTAAATGGATTTGGATAGTTTTGGTCTAACTTAAATCCTTTTGGAAAATCACCCTCATCAATTACAGGAGAAATTACGTGTAAATAAACCTTACCGTTTATTACTTCGGTTGTAAAGTCATCACCTAATCTGTCACCTGTATTAAAGTTGTCACCAAATCTAATAGGAGTTTCACCAACACCTGTTACTTCTTTTGCTTTAAACTTAAACTGTATGATAGTTTCCATACTGTCTGTGCGAATTGGGAAATTACCCGTACTCGCGTCCAATCCACCATACTTTACATTACCCAAACTATCACTATTAAAGTATAACTGCCACGCGTTTGGTAAATAAGGAGTGGATGCTTCTATAAATTGTAATACCTTGGGGTCATAGTCTAATTCAAAGTTAAACGAATGTACGTCCTTTTCGGTAGTATTCATTGTTAGGTCTACCAAAAACTCATCACCCGTTGATACTTGTTGGTCGGGTAGTTGTGCGATAATATCAGTAGATACTACACGTGGAACCATTATCTTCGGTAAAGCACCCTGTGGTGGAGTAGAACCACCCAATGATGTTAGGTTCACATCGCCCATTATCACTACATAAAAGTTTTCTTCGGTGTCTGTAATACCATTGTATGCGTTTAAGTCGTATGTCCAATTAGTTTCCTGCGGAGATATACCAAGTGGGCCAGTCCCTACACCTGTTACTACGGTAGTACTATCCCCTTTGAGGTATTTAATTTGTTCGGGTTTGATAATCATTACATCTCTATACCCACCCGCACCTAAAGTACTCCAATTAGTATACGCACCTGAATTGTAACCATACATTACATAAGAGTCAGCAATTGTAGATGTGTGTGAGTGGTTTACATCACTAGCCAATCGTTGATATGCGTTGAGGGCTATTTTGTTGTTTGCGTATAGAAGTTGTTTGTATGAGTCTGCGGTAGAAAGGGCGTTGTCACTATCTATGGTTTCAGTCTTAAACAAAAAATCAATGTCAGTAGTACTGTTGTTTATAGCACCATAGTAATGTTCGTAATATACCATCTCGTAGTAACCTGTTGATGTTGTCTTTGTTGGATTACCACCCAATACAGTTGTAATCAATGAATTACCACGGTATAGCTGATACTCTAAATTCTGTATACCTTTATTGGTTCCATAGTCCACAACATAACCACTATACTTTCGGTGTGGTATGTTTACTGCCCCACCGTGAGAGTATGTCCCAATAGATATATCACTTCCGTTTGAGTTGGAACCTACCGCAGAATATCCAGCAAATGTAAATGCTGTTATGTTTTGTTCGTTTGAGTAAAGAAGTTTGGCAGCAATATTACTCATTTTAAGAGTTACAATGGCGGTGTCAGGGAATGATGTTACAGTTGAACTCCCTGTGTATACAATACTAACCAATACCTCATCATTGGTTTGGTCTTCGTTATACGACATTGTATAGTTGTTTGATAAATTACTTTTAATAGTATATAGACTGTCAAAAGTATCACCATCGTATGCTACCTTAAACTGAACTGAAGTTACATATCCTGTGTATGAACTTCCGTCAAAGTAAATCTCTACGTTTGTTGTGTCATTGAATGGTGAAGTGTCGTATTCGTCAGTCAGTACCAACCAAGGTGAACTCCCACCATTACCCGTTGTTTGTCCAAATACTAGTACAGGACATACTAGTAGTAAGAATAGTGTGAAAAGTTTTTTCATTTTCTCCCAATTTATTAGTGTTATACGCCAATATGGGAAAACCTTTTAATATAAATATAACCTAATAAATATCGGTTGTATTAAATAATGAGATGTTTATATGAATTTATGGATTTATGAGATACTTTCTATGAAGTTGTCCCAATTAAAACCATTGCCAGGGTCTGTTTTACCTTTTCTCTCACCACGTACATCATCACCTGATACATCACTATGTCTAACAACATCTTTGGGTTCTATGTTGTATGTTTCCATCCACTTACGAGTAAGTGCAACTGCGGCATCAAACTGTTCTGATGTATAACAACCTTCTTCTTGTATTTTCTTACTAAACCCACCAAAATCGTTGTTTCCCGACACCAATAACTCAAACCCTATAAAGTATCCATTTAGGTTTTCTAACCCGTTATGAACGGATTTTCCTGCGTGTGCAGCCTTTTGGGTGGTTGGGATTACATCTTCTATGGTTCCATCGGGGTGAACAAGGGCGTGAATACCTAGTCCTAGTTTATCTAATAATTCTCTTGCGGTGATTTCTTCACCTTCCCAATCAATCAATTCAGTCATTGAGTGAACTACAATACCAACAGGTGATAGGTCATCCATAGAACAACCAAACATCTGTTTCCAAGTTCCCGGCCCTACTAAACCATCAGCATCTACACCATTCTCGGCTTGCCACTTCTTTACATTCTCTTCGGTTCCACTACCAAAAATACCATCGGGGTGTTCCCCTACTTTGTATTGTATTTTTTTTACTGCAGGGCCTTGACTTCCTTTTTTGATAATCATTTAATCTCTCCTAAAATATTTCTGATTTAATTACTTTGGGTATATTGTTTTTCATCCAACTGTATAAAGTTTTCTTCCAAACAGATTCGGGTAAGATTCCTTTACCCTGTGGTTTAATTGGTAAATATAAAAAGTCTTTTACAACGGTTTTACTTCCTGAAAACTTTGGTGATACTTTCATATCATTACCTTTGTCGTCTTGGAAATTTACAGTATGTTCTTGGTTGTTTAATATTACATCAATTCTACCGTTGAGATATTTAGAGATAGGTTTTGACAAAATACCGTGCATTGTTGTAGCCGCACCTTTGTGAGTTGTTAACATAATGTCATCGGGAACTACTCGTTCTCTACTTTGATTACGTTGGACTGCTAGATGGTAGTTGGTAAGAACCCACGTTAAATTAATGTCTTTTGGTTGATATCCAGCGTTTATCAAATCAGGTAATACATCTCGTATATCACCCATATCTTTTAGTGTAACGTCAAATATAATATTGGGTAGTCTACCTTTTTCTGCTTGAGACAACATTAGTGATAATGTCTTGTCTTTTACACCTAACTTTTTAACGAACATATGAAGTTTGTAAACATCATCAGGGTCTTTTAAGTTTAACCCACGAACTTCAGGGTATTTCTTTTTTAAATCGTCCAACTTCATAAAAGACTTTTTCCACTCATCAACATCTCTAATCTTAAATGAAGCAGAGTCTACAAAGTTTTTGATTGCGAACCCTTTACCCGAACCAGCGCCACCTGCCATAAACACGATTTGTCCGTATGGTGCACGGTTTCCATAAGTGATTAGTTTTTCATCTAATCGTTGTAGTGTTTCGTTTACTAACTCTTGTATTCGTTGTCTTAAACTCATTTTACTAAATAATCAATCCAATCGGTTCCACGTGTATCTTCATTTGGAAATAAGAATTCAACTTCTTTGTCGTCCCATTTGATAATCTTTCTAAATGCAAATGGAATAGTAGCACCTGTTGGTAATACATCACTCTCATTTGTAAATATTACTTCTATTCTTACACTTACTTCATAAAAGTTAGCAAGGTTTCTTTCAAACCCTTCTAATCTATTCCAAATACCTCGGTTAAGAGATTCGTGTTGTAGTGCGGAGTTGAGGTAAGTGAATGTCTTTTTTAACATTTCTTTATCACAGTTAAATGCGGCTGCGGGAGCGAGGTGTCCTTTATCCCATACATTGTCTTTGTAGTCTTCATCGTCTGAAGTGTGGATTCCGTCTTCTTCGTAGAAATCCATACCACCACGGTCAGCATCTCCGTTAGGACAAAGTACGGTGTACTCTACCCATAATGGTTGTTCTAACTCTTCGGAATACTCTACGGTAAAGATGTCAGTTTCTATAACCTTTTGAGCAAATAGGTTGAGGGGTAAAAGAGTTAGTAGTAGTAATAGTAGTTTTTTCATTATGATAGATGTTTTAATTTATAGTGTGTTGAGGAAACCAATGCTTCAATGTCATCATAGACATTAACTAACATACCATCTTGTGGTAAGTTCTCTCTTTCTTTTTGTACGAAGTCAAGTAGTTTAGCGAAGTAAGAAGTTGTATCTTCATCACCACTTAATCCTTTAATGTTGGTTGTAAATCCAAACTCCACAATACCATACTTACCTTGGTAGTTTTCTGCTAACGTATCAATTAAGTCAACAATACCTTCATAGTATTCTTGTAACGCGAGATGTTGTGCAAAACTCTTGGTTTGTAAGTGATACACGTGTGATTGTATCTGTGATGAAAATAATAATTCTAAAAACTTCTTCATTATTATTTTAAGTTTATAGTTGGACGTGTAATCTTTTTGTAACTTTTTGTTGGATATATTCAATTACGTCATCCTTCTCAAAACCTTCCTCAATAAGTTCTCTACCGATAAATACTAATGTTTTTAGGGATTCATCCATTTTTTTATAAGAATGTAATCCATCCATTCTTTTCATTTCACTATTAGATAATCTTTCGTTTACTGATTTTTTACTATTAGTAGGCACCAAATCCATCAATCGTATCTCGTTTGACTCTTTCACTTCCGTGTTTTCTGCCATATTAGTTACAACGTGTCTTACGGTTTTACTATCCATATAGTGTTTTACAGCACCAATGTAATCAGCGATTTTAGTAAGTTTAGATTGAACCCACGCAGGTAAGTTAGTTGAGTCATCAATCATATTCATAATCTCAACTGAATACTTCATAGTCTTTAACATCTGTGATTTTGCCATCTCACCTTCGTGGTCAGGTTCGTCCATTTGGTATTTTTGAACTTGAGTAAGTGCTTCTTCTAATTGTTTTAGTTCGTTTTTCATAATGATGTGTTAGTTAGTTTCTTGATATAAATATAATTTTAATTACGTTTTATTTACTTTATCATCTTAAACGCAACATTTACCATTTTAGGTAAAGAAAGTTTCCCAAACTTATCTTTGTTGGATTTATTTATCGCGTCATAGACTTGAGTAACTGCAGATGCTGAATACAAATCTACTCTCATCATCTTACCACTTACAGGGTCTTTGATTTTTTTGTTTTGTTGGTCTTTAACAATACTTCGTAATTGAGAAATTACTTCAGGTTCTTTTGCTTCATTGACTGATTCAGGTAATCCAAATTTTACAGTATGTTTAAATGATGGTTTTTTAGAATCCACATCAATAATCACATCACCACTATGTGATTTAATTTTTTTCAATAGTTGTAGTATCGCCTCTTTCTTTTTGTTTAAAGATTTGGCACCTCTACCAATAATATTAGGATTACTCATACTTGCTTTGTAAATCAGTCCTGGCAAATCTTCACTATTTAAATCCAAGTTACGAATAAATTTATCTATGTCACTATTCTTGTATTTAATTTCTCTACCACCATACGTGATTAGAGTTACTGATTTTGCTTCTTCTAAACTTTCCTCAACAGTCCCTGCAAGTTTCTCAATTACATCAATATGTCCTTGGATGTATGAGTGTTCAGTTTTTAGTCCCATCATATTAGCCATTGCCATAATTTGGTGTTGTAAGTTTTTAGCCATCAACACATCTTCTTCAGTAGCAGACTTCATTTCTTCTACAAGGTGTTTCTCCATATAGAATAAAACGTCTTGTAGTCTAGCAGTTCTTTCTGCTAAATCCATATCAACACCCTTACTCTCTATGTCTTTGTATAACACCGAAGCGCCTGGGCATATATCATAATGTCGGGTTTGGTAATTACCCACCATTATTTCTTGTGGGTCTTGTGTTTCATCTTCTTGTATTGGTTGAAACGCGGTGTGGTATGGGTTAGATACTACCTGTCCCATTGGATATGAAAACTCTTTTACAATGTCCTTTAATTTCATTTTAGTATTCCGTCTAAGTTAAATGCGTCTGCAATTGCTTTTCTAAACTCTAATAAGTCATCATCATCTAATTTTCTAAATACCGAACTTTGTAGTTGTCTAATTACTTTTTGTGCGGCCTCATAACCTTTTGAGTCAAAGTTTGGTCTGTATCTTTCGTTTACCATATCCACTTGATAGATTAAATCACCGTGACTTTTCTTACTCACATAATCTTTCATATCAGGTGTCAATGTCAATGAAGTATCCGTTTGATTTACAATCTCAGGTGAGTTTGGTCGTAGAGATTGTTTTTTCATATATCGTTGTTTTGCGGCTTTACTACGAAAAGTAACTTTTATATTTTTTCCTTCTTCCAATCCTTCAGCAACTATCCAACCTTTTCTTTTGTATTTATCAAAGTCTTTTTTGTTTATCACAATAACCTTACCATCCTTTACAATCAACATCTCTTTCTTTGGGTCTCGTAGTTGTCTGTCTCGTTGGAATTCTTCAAGTGATTCTTTCTTTGGACATTTCTTCCACCCACCACCTGCTCCTTTGTATTGTTTTGCCGCCCACGCATTAGCGTATGCAGATGGGTAGACATCAAACTTCTTCTTGGCTTGTCCTTTGTAGTAACTCCATTTAGATGGATTGGTAGGGCAATTCTCTTCCAAGAATAGTTCTATTTCGTTTAATACTTCTTCGTTTACAGGTTTGGACATTGTTGTTTCTCCTCGTTGTCGTTTTTTTCGTCCAGCACAATGTGCCTTTTGACTGAAACCCTTGGGGTTATTACAGTCTATTGATTTCTTATATGATTTACTCCACTTCTCGTTCATCTTTTGATAAATACTTCATCTCTTTAAGAATCTGTTTTAGATTCTTTATCTCTTCTTTGATGATTTGTCGTAATTCTTCTTTGGTTATTTTCATTTCTTTATATACTGTCTAAATTTTTTGTCAGTTCCTGATTCATCATAGTATTTTGACAAATCACCTAATCGTGTATTCGTTTTACTAGCAAGTAAATACCATTGTTTTCTTTGTTTATCCCATCTAGCACCATAATACTTCTTAAACTCATCTTTCATAGAATATGGAATGTTGAAATATATTTTCATCTCACCATATTTCATTAAACTATCTTTATACCTAGCATATGGATGTTGATTAGCACGTCTTTCTCTTTCTCTATCAGCCGCCACAACTGCGTCAAATGTTTTCTTATCTATCAACCCGGCTCTATAATCTCTTAAATAATCGTAATACTCTTCGTTTATAGATTCATTGATAAGTTTTTGTATATGTGATTTAGTTACGTTCATCAAGCTCCTGTTTTAGAAAATGTTGGCTTTTGTCCTTTCTTTGTTTCACCACCTTTTTTAGCATCTCCCGCTTTCTTTTGGTCTTTTCGTTTTCTTCTCACAAACGCCGCCCTACCTTTTGGGCCTAACTTTGCAGCCTTTTCCTTTGACAAACAAGCGGCGTATGGGTCACCTTCTTTACCATCACCACACTTACCTAACTTTTGACCATCACTACCGTATCTATCCCAACCCCCACCTGTTGATGAACCCGTTTTACCTTTACCAAACCACTTTCTTAAATCCTCAAATGCTTTATCAACCTTTACTTTATACCAACCACCGCCGGGTGTTCTAAATATTCTTGCTGGTATATGAAGTATTCCATCTTTTGGTAGTTTGGAATAGTATTTTTTATCTATATGAAGAACCTTTACAATAAAAGCATTCTTTTTATTATCGGCTCCCATTAAAATAACTTCAACGGGAACTTTCTTACCATCTATTTTAAGACTACCACCATACACATCACCTTTGGTGAAAGATTCATTCACAACTTCGTGTAGTATGTCTTTTAATTTAATCATAGTTTTACCGATATATAGATAAATATAAAAACAAACAGGTTTTATTTAACTCATTTTTGCAAGTTGAGTCTTTATAATAACATCGGGATAATCCCGTTTGAGTTGGTTTACTGCGTCTATATTTTTGGGTGAATCATCAATAAAGAATATATCATCATACCCACCCTTTATCATTTTCTCTATATAGTTTTTCTTTTTGATTGGGTTTCCGTCAGCAAGTCCAACCATCTGTACCCCTGATGTAATACCAATACTCTTTAAGTATTGTGCTACGGGTTTGATAGATGCACGTGCGGTAAGTATAACAACCTTTCGGTCACCACTTGACTTTACCAATCGTTGTAACACTTTATTGTATTTCTTTATACCCTGTGGTGATATTAGTTTATCAAAGTCACTAAAGTCAAACTTATCACCTTTCTTTGGGTTGTATAGGGCGAATTGAGCAGGAGTGAGTGAAAACTCTTTTCCTGTTTGTTGGTTGGTTACGTATATCTTGGACTTTGTTTGTACGATTGTATCGTCAAAGTCTAACACACGTAACTTTTTACCTTCTACGATTTTCTTGTATCCCGACCCAAAGGGTGAGGATTTACCATCGTGTTTGTCTATAACATTTTCATTCATCAGTCTTTTTTACCACCTAATACTTTTCCGGCTTCGGCAATCCCAAATGAACCTAATACTATAATTACAAATGAGTTGAAGATGGTGTCACTAATTACTAGGTCTTGTCCTAGTATACCTGTCACCACATCAGCACTAGCAAATATAGCCATTACTGCGAAAGCACCAAAACCTACAATAGATTTTTCATTGAAATCATTATCATCTTTGAATATATCCTTAAACGACATTTTATTTTCCTCTATAAGTTACGAAAGTTTCTTATAAATATCAAGTCGTAAGATAAAAAAAGTTATTCCTTTTCTTTTAACTTTTTGAGGGTCTGTTCTATCTCTTGTCGTTTCTCTATGGTGTTTTCTAATTTACTTATTTTTTCTATATCATCAACCGCGTTAATCAAAACGGTATTGATGTCACCAAGTGCGTCCACAATTTTCTTTACTTGTTCTTTAATAGAATCTATTTGTTCTTTCATTTGGTATGTGTATTAAATCGTTTACAGTATCTGTTATGTTATTTATAAGTATTTCAAGTCCAAACAATCTAAACTCACCGACATCACCACTATCCTTTATTATGTAGTTGAGATTTTCAATAACACCAAGAGTCTGTCGGTCTAAGTCATTACCATCAAGTTTAACTACTATATCTTCTTGTAAGTCTGTGTTAAACTTTTCAGTCAAGTCAAACATTGTTTTGGGTTGTGTCTGTTCAATAAATCTATCCAACTGTTCTTTGTCTATGTCTGTCTGTATAGTATTGAACCACGGTTCTAGTATTGATAATAACTTAGTGTTTGAGTTTTTCAATACCAAAGTCTTCCTGTATACAGGTGGTATGATTGGGTGTTGGTAGTTATCATTCTTTATCCAACTACCCCACTTTCTAATGTAATTCAGTCTAGCACGTTCCTCAACAATAGGGAAATAGTCATCATTCTTTCCTATCTCCTCTGTCCAACGGTGTCCTCTACACGTCAAATGATATACGAAACTATCTCTACTCTGTATTAGTTCATACCCTTGTAATATCCATCGTTGGAATATATCACTATCCTCGTATGGGAATGGATGAAATAATGGGTCGTGTCCACCAATTCGTTGGAAGTCTTCTCGGTATAGAATCCAAGGTGCGAACATACCTTTGGTAGTTTCATCTTTGTGTTGTTGTTGGTGTTCTACTACAAACTCTTCAAACCCATCTATGTTGAGAGTATCAAAGTCCATACCAAAATCTTGTATAATCTTCTCATTACCCTCGGGGTGTAATGGTGGTTCAATTCTAGTAGCACACACTACTTTACCCTTCTCTAAATGTTTCAGTAAGTTTTCTAAATAGTTAGGGCCTACTATCATATCTGCGTGGAGTATACCTACTATATCATTCTTAGCCATATCAACACCCACATCATACAATATAGTGTGTCCTAACTTTTTGTTAGTTGTATAGTTGACTAAGTTTTTGTCTTCAAGTGAGGTCATCCAATCCCACGTCCCATCGGTAGAACAATCGTCTAACAATATAACCTCTACATCTTTGTAAAACTTTCTAATAGATGTGTATGCGTTTTTAAGATGTTTAAGATTATTGGAAGTGGGAATAACTAAAGTTACGTTACTGTAATCCATTTATCATTCCGTATTGGTCAAAGGTTGGTAGTGAACCCCACTTTGATACCCATTTCTGTTGATTGTTTCTTTCTGCGGTTCGTTGTCTTTCCGATGATTTACCATCGTTTTCTTCCAATCGGTGTGAACCTCTTGCACCAAAGTGCCATACCAATGATTTACTTGGTAGGATAAATCTAAATCCACTTTGTAACATCCGTAAAAATAAATCCATATCATCCCAAGACGCGGGTGAGAATCGTGGGTCGTTTCCACCAATCTCATCCCAATGTTCTTTCTTAATCAGCCCACTAACTCCCTCACCCTTTGGAATCTCTACATCATTGATAGTAGTAAACTCTTTAGCAAACTTATCAAAAGAGTCAGAATTAAAATCATAGTGATACGCACCAAATGCGTCTTTGGGAACCACTATTGTGCCAGGTCTACTTTGTGAGTTAGGAAACATCTGTGGTTCTACTCTGTGTGAGTTTACCCATAGTTTTTCATTTGGATATTTGTTGTGAGTATCCATCAGAGCTTTGTCCCAATTTGGAGTTACATAGAAATCTGAATGAAGGAACATAATGTATTCGGTTTCTACTCTATCGGCACAAAAATTCATTGAGCCCCCAATTCCCTTAACAGTTTCACCTAATATAGTTTTATCTATAAAATAAGTTAATCCATATCTGTCTGTATTCTCTATCAACCATTCATCAGTCCCATCATCACAATTTTCAGCGTGAATAATAAAAGGAGCATCCTTATAATAAGAATTTTTACGGACACTCTCTACTGCAATCTTTAAGTAATTTAAATTATTATAAGTACCAATACAAAATGTAAATGGTGATTTTTCATTTATTTTCATAAATTATTAGGCCCTCTACCTAATTTATACCCATTATCTAAATATTCATTTAATTTATCGGGTGAAACATATACTCTATCTCCCGTTGTTGGGTTATGAATAGCTCGTTTTCCATAGTTAGGATTACCTTTCCCCTTTCTACTACCACCCCAACTGTGCGAAGACTTGAATTTATATAAACCCTTAACCCAACCTTTTTTTATATATTCATCTAATTCTGAATGATTTATGTATTTTTTTATTCGTGTGTTTGGTTTATGTATTCCAATTTTTCCTTTTGTTGGTGATTGGTTTGGTGTTCCATATTTCCAACCTTTACTTAATAAAAGAGTCAACATATCACCTTTAACAAATCTTTTTTCATTAGTTTTTGGATTATATATATGTTTTCTATCCACCTGTGACTCTCTCATATGAATAGCACGTTCTTCTTTTAAGTATCCATATATTCTGCTTGATGGATAATATCTACTCTGTCCATCCGACTCTCTAATCATAGCCCAAAGAGCATTAACTCTACTACTTGTTTTTTCTTGTTTATACAACAACAAATGAGCAAAAAAATGTTCTCGGGCCGTCAACTCCACCAAATTATCAGGGTCATTAGAACCACCTTCACTTACAGGTATTATATGGTGTCTTTCTACATAACCATTTAATTTTCTATTTTTAGCTCTACTTATCAAATTATTATATATTTTATTATAATTCATAATTCATTCCTCCAATAATAAATAGTGGTAGAATGAACTTTTTATTATAAATTATTTACAAAATGTAAGTGGTGATTTAGACATAATTTTGTTTTATATGATTCCACGTTTGTTCCATAACAGATAGACGTTCGTGGTGTGGTATTCCGTTATACTGCCAAACATATCCTGTTTCTAAAAATATACCATTCATCAGTATTTCTTTTTTCATCATATGTCCAAGTCCATAGGGTAATGGTGCAAACTCTAAATCAACATTCTCTTGTCTTACAAAGAAGTTAAATGGTGTTTGGTCAAATCCTTTCTTCAATGTTTCGTATTGTCTATTGTTTATTTCTTCTTTGTTGTCTTCGTGGAATTGAATAAACTTCTTAAACAAATCTCTATGTGATTTATCAAACTTCATAAATCCTGTTGTAAAGTAGTCCCACCAATCAAACTGAACATCGGGGAACATATCTTGATAACCCTTCATACCATTCCACATCCACTCAACTGAACCAAAATCTTTTACCGCGTACAACTTTGATTCATTGAACTCGTCAAAGAAGTTAGGTGTTTTCCAGCTAACCATCGCATCTGCATCTACATACACATACTCATCGTACTCGGGGTATCTTTCCATTACCGTATAACGTTCCCAATGAGGAGCCATATTTTCGTGTGATGGTGTATCTATTACTTTGAAGTCAATACCATACTTTTTACAGTACCAATCCCAAGTTCGTCTTGAGTAGTCTTGAACATCAAAGTTTATTGCAACTATGTATATAAGTCTTTTCATTATAACTTTACTATCCAACTATTATCTCTAAATTTTCTGTCAATATCACCTAGTGTTTTTACCACGGCTCGTCTAACAGGTGTATGTTGCCAGTCGTGTCCTGATATAAACATTCCTTCTTTTATAATCTGTTTGTAATTATTGATGTCTTCCATAACTGCAGATTCACCGTGATTACCGTCAATATAAACCAAATCAACTTTAATGTTATTGTCTAAAAAATAAGTTATAGCCTCTGACGATTTCATTTTTAATTTAACAATTTTTTCTTCAAATGGTTTGATTCTCTCATCAAATGCAGTTTCTACTTCATTCATATCACATCTTGAAACTCTATCGGCTTTATCATAACCACTCACCCACGGGTCTACACAATATATTTTTTTCACTTGGTCGTGTTGTGCAAATATAGAAGTACTTTCTCCCTGAAAACACCCAATCTCTACCATTACAATGTCGTCTAGTTTAGTATGCTCTACCAAGTCAAATAGACCTTTTGATTCTGCAATACTTTGTCTCATTTTAAATAGTTTTTCCATATTCCTATCTAATTAGTTTCTCATTTCCATTATTATAATTCATATAGTCTATTTTAGAATAATCATAATTCTCTATTCTATAATTAGTCCACCGACCAGCATATGGTCTTCTAGTATTTATACAACCGGCAATCATATCAATACCACCACCAACATCTAAATAAACTGAATGTTTATAGTCTGTAAATTTGTGTAGTATTCCATTTTTTGAATGACCCATACCCACTAAAAATATATCAGAGTTAGAGTTTTCTAATTGTGGTTTGATAATGTTTTCAAGTGAGTCAATATCATCTGCCGCAAACTTTTGTGGTATGTAAATATAGTCATTGAAATAATCTAAACCTAAATAGTCTTTATATTCTTCTCTTTTTAATAATTCCTCTATTAACTTTAACTTGGGCTCAGCCCCAATCAAACCAATTCTACCCTTGAATGTTTTTAACAACCATTTGTTTCCAACTAAACCATAACCAAACTCTGCGGGATAGTCAATGTCTCTTTGTATTACTTCTTTAAAATAGTTTCTGTTTTCGGGGTATATTTCACAGGTATAGTAATCACATAATTGTGCATTTTTTATGTGAGTATCCATATCTAATTCGTGATAAGACTTACTTATTGCACGATTTCCCGGCTTTGCACTACCAACAGGTATTTGTTTTAAAAACCTGTAATCCCCGTCACCAAACTTATAAAAAGTGGCTGATTCTTTGTTGTCTACTAGTTGTACTATTTTACTTTTAAAGTTTTCTAACTCTTCTTGAAATTTAGGATAGGTATTTGGATTATGAAAACACGAGTGTCCATCTAAATTATCAGTTCCTTCTATTTTATATATTTCTTGATACATACCACTCACAAGTTTTTTTTATACCCTCATCAATAGGTGTAAAGTTAAAAGATTTATTTAATATACTTTTTAATTTTGTATTATCACAATACTTGTTCACAACCCCCATATTTTTTTGATTACCCCATACCACTTCACCATCATAATTTAAATGTTTTACTATAATGGCTACAAGGGTTTTTATATCTATAACCTCACCCGATGAAACAATTGTCGGGTCTAATTCTTTACTTTCTATAATGTTTTTAAATATGGTATTTAAATCATCCACATAAACAAAGTCTCTTTTAGGTGAACCATCACCATAAATTTCAAATGGTTTGTTTTTTGTTTTTGCGTCAAAACACTTATAGATTAAATTAGAAACAACCGTACTTTTTTCGTTAAAATAATTGTGAGGGCCATAAACATTACCAAGTATGACTGACTTGTAATTCAAACCATATTGTTTTTGATAAGATTTAACAAGAGATACATTTACTTTTTTACTGAATGAATAACCATATGTGTTATCATCAACATCTCCTTGAAAAAAATAATCTTCTATATAAGGTGTTTGTGTGTTTGCTGGGAATGATGTGGTTGATGAAATCATCAATAAGTTTTTAACACCCAATTCTTTACAAACTTCAATTACATTCATATCCATAGTAATATTGTGTCGTAAAAAATCACTGTGATTATTCTTTAAGTCCATAAACCCTGTGTGTAACGCGGCACAGTGAATTACTGTATCAGGTTTATGTTTTTTTATTATGTCATATGTTTGTTTGTAATCAAGTAAGTCTGCGTCTTTCCTTGGTATTTTAACATCTACATTTAAGTTTTTTGCAATAAAACCACTACCACCTGTTACTAAACTTTTACCCTGAAACATAATCTTTGATGTAATCAGTTAAGTTTTTAGTTGGAACCCACCCAAGAATGTCTTTTGCAAGGGTGTCTTCACACAAAGTTGTTTCTGCTTCGCCGGGTTTATTTTCTTCATACACGATATTGTCATATTCAAACATATCAGCTACTTCTTTTATTGAATAATTTACACCTCTACCCAACTCAAACAAATAACCCCACGCGTGTTTATCTTGAATCAAAATAAGTGCATCTACAATATCATCTATATGTGTAAAATCTCTTCGTTTTGTTCCATCGCCATATATAGTAATAGGTTCTCCATCTTCTATGGCTTTTTCCCACTTACCAATCACCGTACAATAACCACCTTCCTTTAAATGGTGTGGGCCATATACATTATAAAAACGAGTAATTGTTGCATTTAGTCCATAATGTTCTTGACACAACTGTACAATCTCTTCGGATACATCTTTTGAAAAAGTGTATGGATTTTTAAATTTACCCGAATGATGAGAACTTGAACCAGCAAATTGTAATGGAATATTATTCTTTGCACAATAGAGTGCAAGTTTATAAGTTGCAACTGAGTTGGAGTTAAAGTATTCAAGTGGTAAATTAAATGATGGTTGTATTCTTGCAATCGCAGCGAGGTGATATACTAAATCAAAATTACCGTATGTTGAGTAATCATCTATATCACATATATCTTTCTCAATGTAAGTCACTCCTTCTTGGTGATTTTCTTTTAATCCTGTATAATAATTGTCTATACTAGTTACATTGTGTCCTTCTTCTACTAAACGTTTTACTAAATTTGTACCAACAAATCCTGCACCGCCTGTTACTAGTATGTTTTTTTTCACTTTTATTTCCTCACCTTTTAAGTTAATATATTTATATCTTTTTTCATCTGTAACTACCCAATCACTTTTCTTATCATTTGGTATTAATTCACCAAACCACGGATAATAAATTGTTTTTGCGTCAGACAAATAAGCCGCCCACCAACTGAATGTACTACTAGATAATAATATGTTTTTGGATGACATTATATATCTAAATTGTTCTATTGGAGACTCCTTTATGAAGTTATCAATATATGGATTTAATTTTTCAAAGTAAACATCATCAAACGAATCTGTACATAATGTTATTTTTTTGTATTGAGGATTGTTTTTAATGAAGTCAATATAAAATTCAACATCAGGACACAACTTAGTTGGCCAACCATTCCAACCACGTCTAATAGTTAGTACGAGTTCATCTGAATCATCAAAATCTTTTTCAAGTTTTGGTAAATACAACCATTCTTTAATGTTTTCTTTATAAGGTCTTAAATATCTATACTTACAAAAATAACCATTTAAATAAACATTACTGTTTTCATCAATGGGTGGTAATATATGAGTTTGAATGACTTTTACAGAATTAACCCCCACATTACCATCAACTTCTTGTTTTGTATTCTCAAAACCATCTATTGGTTTTACTTGTAATTTTAATCCGTATTTTTCTGCAATACTTCTAGCAACACAATACTGCCATAAATTATTACCTAATGTACCAATGTAATTTACTTTAACCATAGTCCTATTAAACTACGTATGGATATCCTTTGAAAAATTCGTTGACCCAATAAATGACATAATCTATATCTTCTTCTGTCATTGCAGGGTGAACGGGTAGTGATACTAAACGTAACCACTCTTCGTCTGCAATCAAGAAATCTCTATCTTGATGAGTCATATGTTTCTGTATAATCTCATACTTATGTAATGGTTTGAAGTGTACAGACGTGTGTATTTTTTTAGATGCCAAGTAATCAATTAGTGTGTCTCGTAAAACTGCCGGTACTTTAGCACAATAGTATTGTACTGTTTCAGAATGTGGTGGTCTTTCTACAAAAACAGTTAATTCTTTATTATACCTTTCTTGTATATGTCTTCTTTTTTCAAGATTACTTGGTAGTTTTTTCATCTGTTCCAAACACATAGCCGCGGTCAAGTCAATCATATAACACTTGTAACCAATCTTATCAACTTCGTAATCCCAAGTATAACCTGGCTTTCCTGTTATCTTATCATTTTTATTGACTCGTGAATATGTAGATGAAACACCAAACCAAGTCATCTCTTTAAGTTTGTGATATAATTTTTCGTCATTCAATGTAATCATACCACCATCACCACACGGCATTGTTTTTACAGCTTGAAACGACCAAACAGCTACATCACCCTTTGTACCTGCACCTGGCGTATAACAACTATGTGCACAATCTTCTATAATAAAACCATCATAAAAATCACGTATCTCATCAATTGGTGCAGGAACACCCGCTTGATTAACTGCAATAAGTACGTCTGATTCAGGTTTTAAGTGTTTTTTAACATCATCGGGGTTCATACACATTGTATATGGGTCAACGTCAACTACATTAGTTGTACAGTCATTCCATAGTGGTATCATAGCAGTCGCCATAAATGATATTGTAGGGTTAATTACATCTCTGTTTTTTATACCCAACGCTTTCATTACTAAGTCTTGTCCTGCAGAATTACTAGTTACTGCAACGGCGTATTTTGCACCTACCATTTTTGCAAATTCTTTTTCAAATTGACTTACTTTTGGGCCGTTTCCCCACCAACCACTTTCAATTACTTCTCTTAGTGCTTCTACCTCTTCATCACCACCTTGTGGTCGTAACACAGGTAACATATTTTTTCTTATTTCCATATTAGTCTAGTTTATTGTAAAAGTTAACAAATTCATTAAATAGTTCATCAACGGATGAGTTGTATATTTCACTATTATGGTACTTGTCAAATATACTTACGTTTTTAAGATTGTCAGTTAAGTCCCTCTCCCAACCCAATTCTAATCTAAATCCTTCTTCTTTAGTTTGTTGAGTAAATGTTGGAGTGTTTACAAAAAATGGAACAACTGCGGCACCTGATGCACCATAAATACTACATTTTGTATTTTTAAGTATAGCGTATTGTTTTTCCAATGAGTCATCATCACCATCTATACTGAAGTCCATTAGGTTAGACTTTAAATCTGAAAGTTGTGGGTGATTTTCTAAACCCAATGAACCACCTCTACTTCCTTGTTTTTTTATGTCTAATGATATTACGTTTAAATTTAAATCTTCTATCAATCTACGAGTAAACAAAACCCAATTATCAGGATTCCAATCTAAATAACACTTATTTGTTTTTCTAGTTCGGGTTCTTGCCATCAAAAAAACAATATCATTATCATTGTTAAAATGATTTTCTATTTTTTCTTTTATTTCTTCTTCTATTTTTGAATCAATGTCAAAATGAATCCACTTTCCATATGGATAATCATCCAAACATCGTTGTCTAGTTATTGGTATATCTTTTGGTTTATGTACAACTATTTTTTCAAACCCTCTTGATTTCAAGTCCTGTATCACAGTAGACAAGTGTTCCATAAATACAGGTGGTATAATATCTTGACCATTAATATGTTCACCGTATGTAGCAGGATATTGTAATGTAGACTCAAGATGTTCGGGGTGTGGGATGTATTCATCTATAAAATCTTTGTACGCAACACGTCTACCCCTAAATCCTAAGTGAACTGCATAATAATCTGAATATTTTTCTTCTTTTAATTTTCTACATTCAGAGTTCCACCAACTCAATTCATAACTAAATTCACCTACCCACGGGCCAAATATTATAGCATTTTTCATAGTATACCTTTTTCTTTAAATAACTTTTCAGTATAATCAACTAAGTAATTGTTATGGTATTGTTCAATATATCTATTTTTTAGATTATTCACAAACTCATCTCTTATTTCATCAAAATTTTCTACTGCATATTCTATCTTTTCTCCTAAGTCAGAATAGTCGTGTTTACACGAAATATATGTTTCATCTTCAACATAAATATTAGGGTAAGTGTCAACGTGATTCATATTTGGTTTTATGAGTAGAGAACCTAATTGTGCAGATTCCAAGTCACGAGGTGCCATTTCCCCATAACCAAATGGTGCAAGTAATACTTTACTTTGTTGAATATAATTAAAATACACATTATTAGGAACTCTTCTACCTTTATATAGTTTAGCAACCATAAACGGTGAACATTTTATCTTATCTAATACAGGTTGTCGGTGTTCGTTATAATAGAAGTCTTGTGATGGTTTGATTTCAAACTCGTGACATTCAGGATGAGGGTGTTGAAACATAGCAGACACATCAAACAACTTATATATCTGTGAATAATCATACCATTGTATGTCGGGAACACCAATCCAATTAGTACCTGATAAAACAATTCTGTCTTTATAGTCATCAAAGTTTTCGGGTTTGTAGTTTTGACCCTCAATCCCATAGTCTTCACTTTTACCCCAATAGTACCTACCACCAACCCACTCCTCATTATACAAAGTTCGGTCTTTGAGTAGTGAATGTTTCATCATAAACAAAGCATCACTTTCTTTGAATGTTTCAAATGAACCAATCAATGAGTGAGAGTCTTGACCATCAACTAATATGTATGGGCCTTTTATCTTTGATAGATAATCCAAACCCATCTCTGTTGACTTTTCTATTGAACCTATTTTCTTATCTTGAAATAGTGAATGTCCAATTAAAGTTATATCATACTCGGTTGAGTCAGGTTGTACTAACTGTATACCTCGTTCTAAAAACTGATGAAATGATTTAACATATGGATGAAATGTATGAAAATCTTTAGTAAGTATTCTTACTTTTAACATTACCGAACAATACCAACCAATTGATGTTCGTTGAATAGAATATACTTTTCACCACCAAGGTCTAATTCATCGGTGGCTTTTGCCTTCTCATACACGACAGTATCACCGACTTGAACAGTCATTGGTATTCGTTCACCGTTCTGTGACCATATACCTGTTCCAACAGATACTACTTCACCGTGAACTTTTTGACTCTTTACGATTGAGTCCGAAATGATAATTCCTGATTTTGTTGTTTGTTCTTGTACTTCAATTGGTTTGACCAATACACGGTCACCTAGTGGTTTGAATTTTCCTTCCATAATTATAATGTGTTATAGTAACTGTTTTGTTTTTCTTGTCTGTCAATATTCTTGTGATGGTATAGTGATAGTTCTTCGTATGCGGGTAGTCGTGTAAATAACCTAAACCCTACAATACTTTCGTGTACCTTACTAGTCCATTTAATTTGTTTTGAGTTTTTGTATATTCTACTTTGATAGTCAGGAAAGTTTATCCAACCTGATTGGTTTTGTGACCATCTCCATTTTTCTATGTGTTCGTTTGTAATACCACTAACAGTATTAACTCTTGGTACATAGTATAAGTCAACAGGTTGTTCCTCAATCATAGAGTGTAAGTTTTCCATCAATAACTTATGTGGTACTTCGTCTGCGTCAATCTGAAAGATGTAATCATTTTTACAAAAGTCTGACAATTTGTTCTTCCATTCTGCAAAGTGTCCTGTGAATGTATCTTTGTATACTCTAATACCACTAATGTGTTCTAAGTAAGTCAATACATCATCATCGTCTTTTGACTCATCAAACAAAACAACTATTTCATCTTGTTTTTGTTTATGTTCTAATAGAAATGGAATGAGTGTTTTAATTTCATCAAGTTCGTCACAAACTGTGACTGCGTAACTAATACTAATCATAATTCGTTTGATTCATTATCGTTTAACTGTCTTTCGTTTATTTTTCTTTCTTCAAGTAGTTCATTATATGTTTCCACAATGTTATTCTCATCATAAGGAATATACTTAATTGTTGTAATTTTGTCAAGTCTGAATGTTTTATATGGTCGTTCCCTCATTAATAACTTATCATTCTTTACTTTCGTATTGTAAAACGAAGTTCCTATCCTCACATTTGTTTTTAACAAACCTTTCCTTTCGGTGAGTCGTTTATATAAAACTTCAGGGTCTGTTTCTCTATTACTTTCTATAAAGTTTTCTGCAACATTACTAACAATTTTACTCAAGTCTAAACAATGAAGTAAATTATCAAGCCGTGGATGGAGTACTAATACATCATATTTCTTTATCCCATCACTACCTTTGTATGTAACTTCCACCAAAGAACCATAATCAACTTTACTTTTGGGTATGTTTCTTCTTTTACTTGTTATGTATTTTTGTCTGAGTAGTTGTTGGAATGAAGCCATTACTCAACCTTCTTTAACTTTGGTAGATTTGGTAAGTTCAACTGTATTTCTTTTGGAAACTCGGGGATATTACTGTCAATAATCTCTCCAAGTTTTTCAGTCATTTTACTTAGTGTGAATCGTTTGTTTTTCTTTCTAAGTATTTCCGCGTTTTTCTTATACTTTTTGTAGTTCTTAAACACTTCCTTAAATGCTTTTTTACCGTGGTTGGTGTCAACATATAACCATTTACTTTCAGGTATAATTACTTTATCCCATACTGCGGATTGATGTACGTTTTGTAATTGACCACCCAACAGGACTGCGTGTTCTTTGTCCAAGAAGTCCATATGACCACTCCACGCAGTAACAATCAATGGTTTACCCGTCTGTGTAAACTCTAGTAATGGTCTACCAAAACCTTCACCTTTGGTAAATGAAACCATAGCCTTTACCTTTGGATGGTTATATAAGTTATTCATTTCTTTGTCTGTTAAATCACCGTGTAATAAATAAATATTAGGTGTCTTACCTCCAACAGAGTTTTTTACCATCTTTATTTTTTCTACCATAGTTTCTCTGTCCAAAACAGAAAAGGTAGCAGATGATGTTTTGAGTATCAACGCGGGTTGGTCTGATGAAGTCTTGAATGATTCACAAAATGTCTTTATCATTGTAGCCACATCTTTTCTATCGTGTCCAAAATCACCCTTCAACCAATGACCTACGAATAGGAATGCAAAGTTTTCTTTAACTTTACTCAACTCATCAATCAACATCACATCTTCTACATCGTGTGTCTTGTTGGTAAAGATAGTTTCATCAAAACCTTCAAACAATACCTCAATAGGTTTTTGTATTTTAAGTTCTTGGTCTTGTCCTGTATTGTCGTCTTTCATCGTATAGACCGATTGAATAAATGCTTCTCGGGCGTGGTCGGATGGAACAATATTCATATCCATTCGGTTCATACCTTGTATCCAATCAGATGAAACTGCACTTGTTTCAATCCCCGCAGTTATACCAACATTCCATTTACCCAATCGTTGAAACTCATTAGGAACTGTAACTTGAACCCATACATCGGGTTGTTTTGGTAGTTGTAATCTACCGCCCACAAAGTTAGCCATACTTGATTCTATCCATTGGTGAAACTCATTGTTTTCATCAAGGGCGTTCATTGGGGTGTTCCCCCACTTCTGTGATACAATCTGTATATCAAACTTGTCTAAATCTTTAAGTGAACGTAAGATGTCTCGTGCGTGGTCGCCATAACCACTTCTCGTTTTTACAGGAGCAGAATATACTAAAAATGGTTTACTCATATCTTATTTAACTCAAATCGTTTTCTTGGTTCAAAGTTTTCTATTTCTCTTGTCATTGATTCTTTGAAGATGTTACACATATTCTCTGCACTTAACCCACCTTCATTCATCAACCATTCACGTCCAACTAAACCTCTACGTTTTCTTTCTTCCCGTCCAAGTTCATATTGTCGTTTAATTGTTTTTGTTACATCGTGATTGTCAACACGGTCATCGTAAATGTATGGTGTCGGGGGAGAACCTACTAAACTACGTGTTTTCGGCCATATAGGATTAGCCCACACACCCCAAACTATCGCATACTCCCACTCTCTCCAATCGTGTAGAGAACCAATCTCAACATAATCTTCAGGAGTTAAATAATCACCATCTGTTTTAAAACCACAATGGTCTTGCATACCACCTGTAACATTTACAATAATGGGAGTTCCTGCAGAAATACTTTCTGCGGTACTTAAACCAAATCCTTCGTTAGATGATATTAGTATTGTAGTATCTGCGATATTATATAAACAGTTTATTTGTTGTTGTGTTATTTTGTCTGATGAGAATATAACATTTTGTTTGTATTCTGGCATCAAATCTCTAACCACTCTTGGTAAGTCTGTACCATTACCGTCAACGGGTGTGGTGTGTAATACTAAATAACAATCATCTCTTTCTTCTTTTGGTAAGTCTAACAAAAAGTCACGGAAAGATATAATGATGTCGGAAGTCATCTTACGTCTAATGTTTCTCGCATTATAGAACAACACATACTTTGGGTCTTTACCATTGAATAGTTGTTTCTTAAACTCAACCATCAACCCATAATCTTCATCTTCCTCTGTAATGGGTCGGTAGATGTCTGTGTCTATTCCGTGTGGTACATAATCCACTTGAGTATCTTTTGGTTGATTCCATTGTGGTTGTTCGGTAGAACCCCATACTCGTTTTGTAATACCGTATGTTTGTTTAGATATACAACCAATCCAATCACAACTCTCATAGTAATTTCTGTTGTATAGTGGGTCAGGTAAATCATCCCAAATATGATAGAAAAAGATAGGGATATTTTGTCGTATCTCGTGTTCCATATTATACAACCATATCCATTGTCTTGGGTCGGTGAAGTGTAGGATTGCGTCAGGTTTTTCGTCATCCAATAACTTTCTTAATACATTTTCATCACCGTACCCACTCCAAGGATAAATCTTTACTGATGCGTCTTTTATACCTGTTTGTTTTTGTGCATCCTCTGATAAGTCAAATACTTTTCCTTGGTCGGGATGTTTCACTGCGGCTCCTAACTGTACCCAATCAAATGTATCTACTGAACCTAACACAATGTGTTTTGATACAGTCCCAACACCACTAGGTAATCGTAAATCGTCAGAGAGCAAAAGAATCTTTTTCTTACTCATCTACTATAACGTTTTATTGTTGTGTTCTTCTTTTAATGTTTCTAACTTGTGAATCATTGCCTTGAACTCTTCATCGTTTTCATACAAGTATAGTGTTCTATTTACTAGTTTTTGTAAAGTAAACTCTGTGTCAAGACAGTCTTTTCTAAAACTAGAATATAACCCCTTTAATACTTTTACCGATGTCAATTTTAAGTCAACGTTTCTCATAACCTTTTGTATATACATATATATATAAATATCAATTCATAGCGAATTCACACAAGTTTCTTTGGTTAAATTCACAGAATCTACAATTAGACTTTGATGGTGTGGGTTCATATCCCTCTGTTCTTCGTTCTCCACTTTCATCAAACACTTTGTCCACAAACTCATTAAAGTCATTGATTGCTCGGTTCATACTCACCTTCCCATCCGTTGGAATAAACCGTTGTAACCTTCGTGACATAGCAGGCCACTCGGGGTCTTCAGGTATTTTTCGTTTAAGTATGATGTATTCAACATTTATTTTGTCCTGTGGAACATTTAACTTTTCACTCAAGTAGTTTTTATACAACAGATTTTGGTTGGTAAGTGATTTATCTTTCTTTTGCCAATCACCCCAACCTTTTGTTGATGTCTTTAAATCTATGATATAATATCTACCTGTTTTCTTATCTTTTAATAGTATATCAATATAACCAATAAAAGACAAGTTTTCTTTAATATTCTCATTGAGTTTCATTTCTATGTCTACCAATTCTACACCCTTTAGTGAAAACCAATCACTTCGGTGTTTCTTTAGGTAGTTGATAATTTCTACGCCATCCTCATAGAACTCTACCATATTCTCTTTGGTGATACTATCATCTCGTTTCCAATCAGGTATTTTCTTTACCTCATCATACATACGTTCTTTTAACAGTCTGTCAGTATCAAAGTCCACAAACTTCTTACCATCTCGTATGATATAATCTCTCACAGGTATACCATTGACTTCTGCGTCTTTGGGTAGTTTTCTTTTGTTATACATTACATACAAGTAGGATTGTATAGTGTCGTGCATAGCAGTACCGAAACCGAGATGTATACTTAGTTTATCCTCTGCTATCTTATCAACGTACTTATATTTGTACGACAACGGACATTTCTTCCATAACTTGTATTGTGAATAACTAACTCTTTTCAAAACGTTGTCCGTATAGTTTTTTTATCTGTTTGATTTGTTTTAACTGTTTGTTTGACTTGAGAGTATCGTAGTATTCAATGGCTTCTCTTTTACTAACCTTTAGATGTTCTGATAGAATATCTATATCTTCGTTACTCTTATCTTTCTTTCCTTTGAGATACTTGTTGTATATCTTTTTCTTTGGTACAACCTCTCTCATTACTCGTTCATACATCTCATCAGGTAATTTATAGTTTTGTATGTAAGAAACTAATTCAACATAATCTAACTCCATACTAAGAAATCTATTCAACATAAACTGTGAAAATGATTTCTTATCACCTTCCGATAGATTACTCCAATAGTTCTCTTTTTTGAGATGAGTTAGTTGAGCAAAGTGGTCAGACAGAGATTTACTCTTCTCCATCATCGTCTACTCTAAAACCTTTAGGTAGTACTTCTTTGAGTATTGTACCACAGTTTGCACACACAAATACTTCTGCGGGTACGATTTGGTCTTCAGGTGTTCCTGTTAGTAGTTTACTTATCTTCTTAAACATCATTGATGGTAGGAATAAGTCTTTGTCACAATTATCACAATTTACATCTTGTAAATCTTCAGGTTTAATGTTTACTTGTGGTTGTCGTCCACCGTTAAGATTATGTATCTTAACCATTACTCTTCCTCATCTTCTATAAGTTCATAGTCAGTAGAATCATAAATAATTTTATCATTCACATAATCCCAATCTAAATCATACCTATATTTTTCAAAAAACTCTGCTTCGTTTTCCTTGTAAAGTTTTAGTTGTTCTTCGGTGAGTTCCGCATCTTCAACCAAAACGTCATCGTGATATGTTATTTTTCGTAGTTTTGCCATTTGTTTATCCTATTATATTTAATATTTGTATTAAACAAGCCATTGCGGTTATTTCTTTGTCAACTGCCATTATAGACTTTGAGTCAGAGTCTGATATGACTAATATGATTTGTTCCACATTACCTGTTCCGTATTCATCCACTCTTTTGTAAAGTAGTGAGTATAGGTTAGTGTAATCATTGGTTCCACTATCTAACATCATTTGTCGTATGGTAGTGAACTTATCTTTTTTACTCATACTACTTTTAAGTGTGTCAATGATTTTGTTTTCTAAATCATTACTATTGAGCAGGTCTGAACTAAGTTCTAACGTATCACCAACGACATTGGATTGTAAATCACCCATCACTTTTCGTATGTCAGGGTAATTGGTCTCAATGATAGTTTTTAAGTCGTGTGGGTCAAACGATATACCCTCATCTTTTAGTATTTTAGCACACCGTATTGCAATATCTTTCATAGATGGTGGTTCAATCTTAAACGTTTGACATCTACTTTGTATAGCGGGTATGACTTTTTCAGGGTAATTACACGTGAGTATAAACCTTGTTCGGTCAGCGAATGTCTCCATCATATTACGGAGAGCGGCTTGGGATTCGGGAGTCAGGTAATCTGCCTCGTCCAATACCACTACTTTCCATTTACTGAACCCAACGGTGGATGCAAAGTTCTTTATCTTGTTTCTAATAATATCAATACCACGTTCATCCGACGCGTTGATGTATATGTCATCACAGTCAATATTATTAACGAGTATTTTGGCCATTGTAGTTTTACCTGTTCCTGCTTTTCCGTGAAACAGTAAATGTGGGATTTCTCCCTTCTCAATGAAACTACCGAATCGTTGTTTCACTGTGTCACTTCCTACATACTCGTCAAGATTTTTAGGTCTGAACTTTTCTATCCACAGGTTTATACTCATTCTATGTCATCTCCACTAAAAAGTATTCTGTTTCATAATCACCATCAACAAAGTTTAATTTAGCCAATCCTTCTGTTGAGATTTTTAGTGATGATGTACTAGCTCCTCTGTTTGCTAGTAATATACCTTTTAGATATTCAGATGAGAAAGAGATTCCAACCACATCACCCTCACACGTAGCATCAACGTTCATTGAGATACGGTTAGTATTGATGTTAGAATAGTTTAGTACAATCTTTGACTTACCACCTTTACTCATAAAAGTAAATGTATCGGTGTCCGACAACGCACCCTTTGACTTTACAAACTTACTAACAAAGTCATCGTTTAAGGGAATCTCAATAGTAAAGTTAGGTAATTGTTTTAAGTCAGGTACAGGTGGAATAACCGATGGAGCAGCCAACATATAATTTACTTCTGTACTGTTGTCTGAAAACACAATGGAACTTTCACCTTCTGTAATTTCTACATTACTGTCCAAAACACTCAACAATGATTTAAGTTGTGAAGTAGTATAAATACCGAACTCACCATTTGGGAACCCACTATCATTTACTTTTACTTCACCAAGGAGTGTTTTATCTTCCGAAATCATACGAACTGAAATGTCCGTGTCCGTTGATTTTACCATTACTGATTCTATACTACCACCAAGAGAGTATCTGTTTATAAAACCATCAAGTTTATTCTTTTCCATTTATAACTATTTTGTATTATTGTTGTGTATTAAAATTAGAGATTAAATCAGTAAACATCAAATATTACTTCTTTTCCCAAAGTAGATGTTTCCAAGTATCACCCTTCACTATTTTTCTGATATTAGTTGTTGATACTTTATAATTTCTTGCAATAACTCGGATGTTCCTATGTCCTATACTCCAAAGTGTTCGTATTTGTTGTACGTCTCCACTTGAGAGTTTAGACATTGGGTGTTGTTCTCCTAGTAATTTTGCCATTAGAAACTAAAAAATTGGTTTGCCTTTAAGTTGATGTTCTCAAAACTTTCCCAATCAAGGGCTTCGTAGAAATCAAGTATCTTCTTTCTTAACAGTCTATCAAACATTTTGTCGTAATCCGCATATGTGGATATAAAATCTATAACCTCTTGTGGGTCATCACTACCTTTGAGTGCCATAATGTCTAGGTTTAGTGGGTTTTGTTTAAGATACATCCACACAATCTTTTCACCATCGGTGATAGGTGGGATTTTATCTTCTAATCCCATTTCCTTTAAGAAGTTGTTGTAGTAAATGGCCGACTTGACGTGAGCAGGTGTACCTTTCTTTACATCACTCAACCCACCTCTAATTGAATATTTCTTTATACCCTTTACACCTGTGGGTTTACCTACTTCCATAAATGGTCGTTTGGTTAGACTGTCTTTAAAGTCCAATAAATTACTATCCACCACATCTTTCTCAACACCATTGAGTAAGTCCATCAACATACTCTTCATAAATGTCTTAAATGCCTTTGGAAAGTCAGACCTAACCACATCTAATCCTTTGTAATCAATATCATCTTTGGTTACACCGTTCTCCCAAATGATTTTCTGTACGTATCGTTTCTTGGAAATCCATATACCTCTACGTGCGATATTCTCTTGTTTAATCTCAAACCGATGTGAACCTTGTAGGTTAAACATACGTTTGGCCATTACGTCATAACTTTTGTTGATAAAGTTTTGTACTTCTTGTGCTACATCTGCAATCAAAGAACACATAAGTTCTTCATCGTCAACATCAATGTCAGGATTTTTGGCTCTAATTACAGGTATTGCCGATAAGAATGTAGAGTCGGTTAGGTGTCCGTGTATATAACCCACTCAAACGGATTACTTACACGGACATTAGAGCCTCCAACTCTTTTAATCTTTTTTATTTTCATATACTTTTATATTATTACAATAATCAATTTCTACAAATTTACAATCAAGTTCTTTCATAATGTTTTCTCTTCTCAAAACATCTCTTTCACTTAAACTACCATCGTGGTTGAAGTTATGAGTTAGTTTTTATGAATGAATCCTGAAATTATTTCATCTACTTCTTCTAATTCCTTACCGAATATGGTAATCGTTTCACCGTTCCGTTTAACGTTATACATCACTTCCTCAAATGCAAATACAGTTCCTTCATCAGTTTCCAATTCTATTGAGTTTCCCAATAGTTTATTGTAGTAATGGTTTGCCATATCACTACTGAACTTGATGACTTCTTGACCTACTGATGTTACTGCGAGGGCGTTGTCCACATCATACCATCTCCAACCTTTAAGTCCCAAACAACCATAGATTGAGTTGAGTAGTACCTTTTGGATTATCTGTCTACTTTTATAGTATTCGTATTGGGCATCATTACCCTCGTTACCATACTTTTTCATTAAGTTTTTAAACTCAACTCGTTGGTCAAACCACGTTCTCAATATCTTTGGGATTATACCATCAATATCTGTTCGGTAAAGTATACCGTTTGAGGATATACTGAACTTGGTGTCGTTAAGAAACTCACCGAAACCTTCTTTATCAAAATCGTATACACCGTCATTGATAATCTCAACTTTAATATTTGTGAGTTTACCTGAACTATACTCTTTAAAATCCCAATCTAATACCTTACCTACCTTTGTTTCAGGTGATATGTTTAGACTCATAATGATTGATGGATACATAGAAGTCAAGTCCAAATCAAAGATGTAGTCGTAACGGCCGGGTTTGGGTTGTTTTACATACGCACCCATAAACGTACCCTCACTATCAGTTCGGGGTGGTCGGTTATCTGCGACTTTATTACCGTTTCTACGTAAGTAACAAAGAATAGAACCTTCCAAAAACCTACTTGAAGAATAGATGTTCTCATATGGTACGTGTCCTACCGACGCAATACCTATACTCTGTTCTAAAAACTTGAGTTTGTTTTCTAAATCAACAATCAACTTTACGTCAACCAAGTTGTATTCTATGAACTTCTCAATATCATTCTTTTTTAATTGGTCTAATGTACCCTCATACTCAACCTTACCTTGGCCTAACTCAAACTCACCAACATTGTCTAACCGATAAGATGATAATTGAGTATAGGTGAAGTTTTTGTAAATAGGTAAGTAGTCTAAACAACTAACCCCTGCGATAAAGTATCGTTCTTTTCTATTATTGTATTCCACAACCCCAATCGGTGATAAGTTGTTAGCAAATGTAGTACCCATCACTCGTTTGGCACGATTATACAAATACGGTATATCAAAAAAGTCAATGTTCCAACCTGTAACTACTGTTGGTGCACACTCTCTCCACTTACTGAAAAACTTGTCTAACAACTCTTCTTCAGTATCACAACGGAATAGTTTGTAATCATCTGTAATTCGGTTCTCTACCTCGTTAAACTCATCAATGATATAAACTCCATACTCTTGTGTAGTTTCATCATAATAAGCAACTGATGTGATAGGATTATTACCTTCATTGGGGTCAGGTAATTGACCTTCCATACTAACCTCAATATCAAAGTAAAATCTGTTTTGCCATTTGGCGGGTTCATCGGTATGACCATATAGTTCTACCAATAGTTGTGTATCATTAGGAACATCCTTTTCATACGCCTGTGGGGCATCGTGGTAGTATGTAGTCTTCTTACACTTTGTACCGTCCAACGAAGTATATTCACCGTATGGGTCAGGAACAAACGCAGTCTTTCTCCACTCAAATACCTGATGTCCTTTCTCGTCATCCCAAAGATGAACGTTGTAATGGTTGTAGTTTATCTGTTTAAGATATATGTTTTGGTACATTAAAAAGGTCTAAAGTAACTTTTTATTTTGGTTGGTCTATACCTGACAATCTAGGTAATTTTACGGTAGAAATCAAATAATCAAATATTTCTTGTACTAGTTCATTTGGAACATAAGCCGCGTAAACATCATCAGGTTGAAAGGCGTGATAACCTATTTTGTTAAATATTTTGTGAGTAACTACAACAAAGTCATAACGATTATCAAGTTTCTCAATCGCCATTTCCCACGAATCATAATCGTATGGGTTCTTTGAATTTATCTTTGGAGAACAAAAGTCATTTTCACTTGCATACAGATGTAAGATATAATCACCTATCTCAATAGAATCAAATGGTGAAGTTATTTCAAACTCCTCGTCTGCCCACATATCGTCATCTTCCACACCTTCCATAAGGGTGATATAGTTACGAAAATCAACCATATAATTCTCCGTTTGGTTCTCTTTATTATAATTATCATTCATAGAGTAAATGTATAAAAAAAATGGGTGGAAAACAAATCCCACCCATTAACCATAACTTGAAATATCATACATAATAAGTCAACAAAGCCTCTTCCATTTGTTGGTTCCATCTTTTAGGGTCAATCTCAATACCCAACTCGTTGGCGAGATTAAGACCACGGTTCCAAGCGTCAACTTCATTCATAAACTGATACATCATAAACTCTTTAGGTTTCTCCATATCGTCAACATTCTTGTAGTGGTTAGGCCCATACTCACCCTCGGGTTGTAATGAATGTCCGGCTTCGTGGAGTAGGGTAATTAACCCATTCTTTTCAAGATTGTAATTGTGATGAAGATAAATAGTTTTGGTTTCACCATTGTTTAGGAAAGCAGTGAAGTTAGATATCTCAACACTTACATCAATCTGTTTTAGGTAGTCAACTACTTTTTGATAATTTTTCATAATGGTAAGGGTGAATCAATGTAAAAGTAAATTAGTGAAAGTATCAATAAGATACCTAAGTAAATCTTTTCTTTGGTGGTGATTTTATTTGATTTCATAAGTAAGGGGTTGATTAACATTACATAAATAAGATAATGATTCTGGCAATTAAAGTCAAGAACCAATCAAAATATTTTTGATTCCTTTTAACATAAATAAGTCATCTTTTTTGTCTTTTTTGTTTCCCGTGATTTGGGAAGCCAACCTTGCCACTTCCTGATATTTACGAGAAGTAGTAGTGTTAAACTCATTCTCAAATACAGAAGTAGATGAGGATGGAGTTGATAAGGTGGTTATTGATTGATAAGTGTTTGTTGAAGTTCTAAATACGTGGTTCATAATAGTAAGGGGTTGGTTAACATTACATCTATAATATAAAAAAAGGGATTAACAATGTCAACCCCTTTTCCAAAAAAATATAAAGTTTTTTTTATCCAATCACTTCAATAACTCTACTTTGACGTGATTGTTTTACTGTGAAGTCACTATGTGGTGCAACTTCGTTTAGGTGTTCGGTTACTTTTGCTTCACTTTCAGTAACTGATTGAGCATCAACCAAGATAATTTCTCTTCGTTTCTTCTCTTTTCCATTATTCAGTTCTTCAACGTATTCAACTGTAACTTCGTAGTAATTTACCATTGTCTTTTACTTTTTTGTTATTTGTTTTCTGCTACGGATGCCTTACGGTATTCAGTAACAAGTTTTTTAAGTTCACCAACTGCTTTTCTAGCTCGTTGTTGAGAGGCCTTAGTGTCACCATTGTGTTCTTCCTCAAAGGTTTCCCATAGGTCTTTCATTTCTTGGTATAGTTCTTGTGCTGTTGCCATTTTATATTGTTTTAGTTTATGTTATAGTTTATCCAAAATCGTTTGAAACAGTTGGTGTCTTTTTGTATAATTCATACTTTTGTTTTAACTGTTTCTTTTCGTAAGTTTGTTGTTCTTGTTCTACTTTTTTGTTGTCTGCAGGTGTGTCAAAGATGTGAAACTTACCAATGTTAGTATCCATTGATGCATTAAACGTCATACCGTCAGGCCCAAATCTGTTCTTTATAATATGAACTCTAGCTCTATTATTCAACTTATCAACGTCTTTCCTAATTACACTCATAATAAAGTCAGCAGTCATAACCTTTTTGTATGAATCAGCAATACCCGAAGCACCAATCACATCACTACCCAATGAATCTCTATTGGTTTGTGTAGCAGTCCAAATTGGTATTCCTAACTTACCTGATATACCACGTAATTCTTCATAGATATTACCCATATCGTCATAACTATTCCCCGTGGATTTCTTACCACTATCCAATAAGTCTGCGTAGTCTAAAACAATTAGGTCAACTTTTTTGAGTTGAACCACTTTCTCAATAAATGCTTCTAGTCCGTGAGTAGATACTGAACGAGTAGGGAATTGTCTAATATCCAAATTACCCGGCACCTGTCCTAGTTTTTCTACCAATAAACTACTATCCTCTTGTAAGACCGAAAATGGTTTACCTGTTAGGATAGTGTCATATCGTCTAGCAACATAGTCATCACTCAACTCCAATGTGATATGTAATACATTGTGTCCGTGTGTAACTGCGTTGTATCCTATTTGACACAACACCCAAGTTTTACCAATACCACTTGGAGCGGCCACTACACCAATCTCCCCCGAACCCAAACCACCTGCGGTTATATCATCAATGGTTTTCATATACACAGGTGTGGCTTTTCTTACATTGTTTAATCTAGCCTCAACGTGGTCAACCCAATTGTGTCCAATCTCTTTACTCATCCCTGCTTTAAGTGCATCATCCACCAAGGTTTTAATCTCATCATACTCACCTCGTTTGAGTAAGTCGGTTGATTGTAGAATGGCTTTCTTTAACTTTTGATTCTTACAGAAAGATTCAAATTGGTCTTTCACAAACTCTACGTCATCAAGTTTATCTGTGGTGTAGATTTCTTTGATTGACTTTTTAACACTTTCTTGGAACGAGGATGATTGGATGGATTTAACACTAAGAGCCAATACATCCATCGTAATACATTTCTTATACTCTGTATAATATGTAATTACTTGTTCTACTACCCATTGGTGTTCTTCTCTCTCAAAATAACTTGACTCTACAATATCAAAGATGTCTTGTAAAAACTTTACATCGTGTATGAGAGAGTATATAACTTTTATTTGAAATGATTTACCAAACTCTGAGAGTTTATCTATGTATGCGACCATTATTTTTTAACGTTTATGAATGTCTTTGAAATCCAATCGGGAAAGTTATGGAATGCGTGGGACAAACCATCTTTACTGAATCTAAGTAATAAACCCATCTTATTCAACTTTGGTGGGTCTTCGTTCATAAACGCTTGTATTTTAAGTTTTGCATTAGTGTTAAAGTCTAAAAGGTGTAAGTTCATCAATTGATTGTTTCGTTCTACTTTGTCAAACTCTTCAATCAATCGTCCGTATAGGGAATACGTGTCTTTGTTTTCTTCTGCGTATTCTTTTATTTCATCAAGTGTGTATTTCTTTTCTTCAGTCAAAAATGGAAACATCTTAGCCAATCGTTTTACTCCAAAACCTTTGACTCCATCAATGTTGTCTGATTTATCACCATCTAGTATTCTATTGATAGTAATGTTATGTGGGTGTATTTTGTATTCTTCTAATACTCTGTCAATATCATACATTTTCTTTTTAGTTGGTGCCCATACATTTGTGTTATGATTCACCAATTGTAAAAAGTCTTTGTCTGAACTCATTATCACAGTTTCTTTGTCTTGTAAATAATTCAAACAAATATAAGCAATAATATCATCAGCCTCTAAGTTATCAACTGCGATTACTTTGATAGGTAAGTAATCTAAGTAAGCACCAAGAGTGAGAAGCTGTCGTTTCATATTCTGTTCTCGTTCTTCGTCAGTATCAAAGTCAAAAAGTCTGTTCATCCTCATAGTCATCTTTCTACCTTTTTTATAGTCAGGAAAGATTTTCTTTCGTTTGGATGAACCACCCCTACCATCAAATACTACTATAACTTCCGTGGCTTCTGTATCTCGTATAACCGAACCTATTGACCTCAAAGAACCCACTAACCCCCCGACAGGTTCTCCATTGTTGTCGGTGACGGGGTTAGTTGCGTAGGCTCTGAAAAATAAGTTTAGTCAAAGGCCATCAACAACAAGCACTTTCTCGTTATTGATGGCACCCTCCTTATTGCTCATATATTTTTATAATTTCGTTTAATGTTATAGTAGTAAAACACCCGAAGAACTCGGGTGTTTACTTATTTTTACAAAAGTGAATTATCCTTCATCTTCTGTTTCTATTTCGGTATTGTCGTAATCTAATTCATTACTACGATACCTCATTATTGTTTCCTTACAGATTTGTTGATACATACTTTCCCTCAATGTAGGGTTGTCTTCCAACAAGTCAGCAAAGTCTTTGGCTTGGAACTTGTATTCTTCAATGACTTCACCCGTTTCAGGGTCAACATCATCGTAAGTATACCAAGCACCACCTTGACTAACCAACTTATGGTTTTTAAGTGTCTTCAACCAAGATGAATAGTCATCTATACCTCGGTCAAAGTATATCTCAAAATCTGCTTCTCGTTGTGGAGGCCCTAGTCGGTTTTTGATTACCAATGCTCTAGTTTGAACACCAATAACACTATCACCGGCAGAAGACTTCTTCTTTATTTTACCAATTGATTTCAACCGTAATCTCACAGACGCGTGGAATTGTAGTGCTTTACCACCACTTGTTGTATATTTGTCTCCAAACATAACTCCAAGTTTCTCACGTAATTGGTTGGTGAATACTAAACATATTCGTTCCTTACCAATCATACCTGTAATCTTTCTCATAGACTTACTCATAATGAGAGCCTTTGCAGTTGCGTATCCATCTTTACCATAGTCAGTATCCATCTCAAGTTCTGTTGAGGCTGCGGCAACTGAATCAACTACGATAGTAACTAATCTGTTTTTATCACTTCCTCTAACTTTTTCAACGATTACATCAATGGTTTCAAAGATACGTTCAACGGTGTCCACCGAAATGTAAAGTAACTTTTCTACATCTACCCCGATTGCTCGTAAGTATTCTTGTGATACAGAGTTTTCAGTATCAATGTAAACAGCTACTCCACCTTTCTTTTGTGTGTTTGCCAATAAGTGAGCCGATACAAGTGATTTACCACTTTGTTCTAATCCTGTTATCTCGGTAATCCTACCAACAGGCACCCCACCGTGGGGTGTGTTGGAGATTGCTAAGTCTAACATAGATGAACCCGTGGAAACCCACTCGTTAATATTTGAGGGTGAATCTTCCGCCACCCCCAAATTGTATGCTATCGTTTCACCTTTGTACTTCTTGTTAATACCATCCGCTAGGATGTCTATTAAGTCGTCTTTCATATTTACCTTTTAGTTTAGTTGTTTAACTAGAAAAAAGGTCATCAAACGCGGCTTCTACGTCACTAGATGCTTGAGTTGCAGTTGGTTGTGGTTTAGCCGTTTCACTTGGTTGTGAAGTAGACTGTGGTGTAGTCTGTGTTTGAGATGATGTATCTTCGGTAGAACTCTCACCATTTAGATAAGCATTTAGTGCTTGTTCTAATTCAGAGTAAGACTGTGGTGTGTATAACTCTGTGATTGGTGTTTGTTGTTGGATGTATTCTTTGAGTCTAGAAACATCTTCCATTGCGTTGGTCTGATTTGGTTTTACACGGATAGTTGTTTTTGGATAACCCGTTTCAGGTTTCTCAAATTCAATAACAATATCACGTCCTGTTTCGGGATGTGTAATATCACCATAATCAGGGTCAGCAATATAACCTAGTAACTGTTCGTATACTTGTTTTCCGAATCCCCAATACTTGATTCCTTCACCTTCTTCACCACGAACTAATACAGGAACAAAGGTTCTCATCTTAGGTTCAAACTTTCTTGATTGAAGGAAAGATTCTCTGTCACCTGATTTTCGTAAGTTCATAGCAAACTCGTAAATCGGGTCATTATCACCAAAAGACATAGGGGAAACAAAGTTCTTACCACCAAAGTCGTAATGGAAATAAAGTTCAATGAATGGGTTTTCAGGGTTCTCCTTATATGGGAGAATGCGAACCGTTTGGGAGCCAGGAGATGGTTTCCACAAAAGGTTTTGACGTGTGTTTTTGTTTTGTAACTTATCAAGTTTAGCCTTGATGGCGGATATATCTAACGACATATTTTTATCCTCACTTATTAATTGTTAATTGTTATTTGTTATTACTAATATACTATAAATATCAACGACATCAAATTTCTTTGATGGTATCTAACTTGGTTGATACTTTACGTAAACCGTAATCATCGGTTAATAATAAGGAATTTTTATATTGATTCCAATTTAAATCGTAACTGTGGTCATACACCCCAACTTCGTCTAGAATAGCTTGATTGACTGCGTTGATAGTGTAGAGTGTGTTTGTTTCTTTCTTTCGGTGAACTAGTATGGTTCTACTTGGAGTGTCCACATAGTTCTTCTTCACCACGTTGTAAGTGAGGTATGCTTCTTTGGGGTTTCTTTTATTGACTAATACAAATATTCGGTTATCACTCAATTCGTAAACTGACTTGATATTCTCTATTACATCGTCAATGTACTCGTAACCTGTGAATGTTAGTAGTAACTGTGTTTTCATTTTTTATTTATATTAAAAAATATCATTACAGGTGGTTTTTGATTTTCTGTTTTTATGTGTATTTCTAAATGTTGTGTTCCACCATCCATATCAATAACTAACTTTTTACCATTAAATTTTACTTTAAATGGTCTATTAGGATTACAATAATAGTCGGGCTCTAGTAAATTAACATCACCTGTTTTTTTATTTACTATCTGAGTATAAACATCACTACCACAGCCGTGAACATCTTTCCACATTTTAAATAACTTTTCCTGTCCTTCATCTGTTTTTGTGAGCTGAACCATTGAATTTGAAAATAGTTTTAAATACTCTTCTTTAAACTTGGCCTTTTTCTGTGTTTTTAATGTTTCGTCTGTTTCATTATTGTAATCATATGTTTCACGCAACTCACTTAATTTACCATCAACCGATGAATCACCTAAATACGTATTACCAGCAGTTACTACTCCTGAATTTTTCATATTTATTTGTCTCGGATTTGAATAAGCTTTTGATGATATTTTCATAACATTTTTCGTACCATCTTCAGTCTCATATATTACAATTAAATCAGTTGGATTCACTTTAGGGTCAATCCCTAATTTATTTAAGGCTTTTTTACCAATACCACCCACTTGTTTAGATTGTAGAATCTTACTACCACTTGGGAGTGCCTGTTTTATTTGGTCTGCAGCTTTTTTATTTGATTCATCTAAACTTTTATCATTACCACCTAACTCTTTTAAAGTTTCTCTACGACTATTGTATTCACTTATGTTGGTTTCAGATGGGTCTAAATAAGCAACAACACCTGCTTCATTATGTTTACCACTCATATCGGCTAATGCTTTATCTCTTGAACTACCCCTCATAGGAACTTCAATACCCTCATCGGAAATAATTTCGTTCATAGCAACAGTTATTGCATTACCACTAGTCCCTGTTAAAAACTTATAAGGTATATTTGTCTGTGGTGTTAGGTATATTTTTTTACCACCAGCATGACCTTCAATCAAATTGAACTCAGCAAGTGTTCGTACTGCCTCAACTTGCTGTTCATATGTTTCTGCGTTTAGAAAAAGATTCCAAGATTTATCTAAAATATCATATCTTTCCTTTGTAGTTTGGTCTGCATTTTCTACAAACTGTTTAGACTCTTCTAATTTCTTTTTACCGTTACGAACTGAAACCTTTGATAGTTTTTTCACTTCTTTTTTCTCACCATCAACGTCTCCTTCATACTCCCCTTTTTTTACTTTCTGTAAATCCTCTTCACTTGCATCTTTTTTAACAAGTGCTTGGGTTTTTGGGTTATGTGATTTAACCGTATAGATGTTTCCTGAGTCTTTGTTTTTAACTATATCATCTTCAAATAACAAAGACGTAAATGTTTTATATAAATTGCGCATTGTTTGGTAAGTAAAATATAACTATAAATATACTTATACTACCTTTTTGTATGAATTAGGTAGATGTAATACTTTGGATAGTTTATCATCGGTTTGCATTCGTTCAAACTTCTGTAATACACTATCTACTATTTGATGTCTGTGGTTTTCTTGTAGTCTAACTTTTCCTATCAAGTCATCCTCTTCCATACCGTTTAAGAAATACATACCACTATCTTTTGGTTTTCGTAAGTCTATTTGGTTTAGGTCACCACAAATAACCATTTTGGAATGAATACCTATTCTACTAATAACCATCATCGTTTGTTCCATCGTTAGGTTTTGTGCTTCATCTACAATCACAAACGAATTGGTAAAGGTTCTACCTCTCATATAGGTTAGTGGGACAATTTCTACAATACCTGTATTCATTAACTGCTCAAACATCTCCAAACTATTGGTTGTATGTGGGTTTTGTGATGTGTCTTTGAGAACTGTTTTCATACAACTATGAATTGGAGAAACCCAAGGGTCTAATTTCTCCTCAATACCACCCGGCAAAAAACCATTATCTTCGGTAGAAACCGTTGGACGTGTAATAACAATATTATCTATCTCCCTGTCTGCAAATTTCTTCAGGGCTGAAAAACAACTGATAAGTGTTTTACCACTACCAGCTTTTCCACTCACAATCGTAAGTGTTTTATCTTCAATAAGTCTGTTCGTATATCGTTGTTCTTTGTTTAACCTCCCTTCAAATTGATGTATTTGGTATTTAAGTTTTTTAAACTTCAACTGAGTTTGCGATGAACCCATACATTCCCTCCTTAGTAAAATAAAAGAACATTAACTTTATTATAAGTAGGATATATATTCCATATTTTTGTAATCATTACCCTGACTAATTGTCACAGTAAAATTACCCCATTCCAAAACTTTTTTTATCTCTTTAAGTATATTTATGTCCTCGTTTGGGTGGTAGTCAATTAGGAATGAGTCGTAGGTGTAGAGTATCAGTTTTGTTTGTTTTCCTGCCAATAACCTATTCAACTGTTTCATCTTTACATAGTTAATCTCTGTTTCCATACTCTGTAAAAAGTAATTGAATATCTTTTCTTTACCCATACCCTCTGTCAATATTTCACGTTTGAAAACAGGTGTTATTATTTTATCTTTACCTTCAAACGATTTAATCAACTCACTTGTCTTTTGGTAGAACGGAATGTTCATCACATCGGTCATATCACCATACAAGTAGTAGAATGTGAGTTTCTTACTTTCTTCGTATTCTTCGGGTGTAAGTTGTTGTTTATTAAAGTATTGTTCCCCTAACCATTGGTGTATAGATTTGTCCGTAGGACGGTCTATCTTTAAGTAATTGGATATAATGGTCGGGTGGAATGCGGAGTAGTCGTAGAGGTAAAATTTACCCCCCTCATAACGAGGTATGTATTTCTCTCGGGTGTCATCACTCTTATTCATTGCAGCGTAATTGATTCCACCAAATCTATTGGACGGTCTACCTGTGGTCGTGTATGGATTATACTGTGTGTATTCTAATCCATTGTCTTTATGGTAAATACCATTACTCTCTATCTGTTGTAATGTATGTAGTGTTGATTCATAGTTCTTATATTCTTTACTATCATTAACACCCCATATCTCTGTAAGTGTATGTGGTAGTCCATTATCCCACATCCATTTGTTTACCTCGTCAAACAGAATTGAGATTGGTATGAGTGTGTTTATCTTACTAAACTTTCTCCACTTATTGTAATGTGATTGAAAAAAGTGTGGTTCTGTTATTTCTTTGTGAGAGAAGTAGAACACTAATTGCATATCAAATAAGTTTCCATTGTCAGGGGTGTGGTTTAGGAAAGACTTTTTATCATAGACAAATAAGTTAGAGTCTTTCATTGTTTCCATCACCTGTGTTATAGTCAACTCATTAACTTGTTCACTATGATTGAGTGGAATAATACAACGTGTCCATCCTACATTATCACATACATATAACGCACTCAATTTTTGATTACAGGGATGAACTCGGTTGTCTTCATAGATAGGATACAATAGATAATTGTAACCCGATAGGGCGTCTTTTAACTCGTCTGTGGTATCTATTATGTGATTATCTTTCACCTTGGTATAGTTGAAGAGGATTTACTATTAACTTACGGATTCCTTTGATTTGTTGTTCTCCTAAATCAATTTGTCGTTGATTGTTGGTTCTAACAAAATCTTCCGTTCCTCTAATATACCAAGTTAAAATGACTTTTTCAAAATATGGATTGTTTCGGTATTTGGTATAGTCATTCTTTGTAACTTCTGCAAACTTTCCATCATAACGTTTGACAAAATAACGTTTTATTTTATCACCAACAAGTTGATAGTCTATTTGTTGTTCCACTATGGGTGGTAAGGTTTGTCGTGGGATGTTTATACTCATTGTTTATCCCTTATTCTAAATCGTGAGTTTATACTTGTAGTCCAACTAGTTGGTGTAAGTGAGTGAACAACATTCATTATACAGAAGTCTCCACGTTTATCATATACATCAGGTAATCCATCTGTGTTAAAAAAAGTAAGTGGTCTAAATCCACCAAGACCTGGCATCACAATATCAACACTTGATTCTAGTAATGGATTTACTCCTCCTAGTTTTGGTTTTTCATCTTCATCATTATCATCGTTCTGCACAGGGGTTACTCCCAATTGTTTTAACGCTACTAAATAAGGTTCGTATGTAGACTGTATAGTTGTTACTTCTTTAGTATTATTTTTAATTTCTAATTCTGCTTGTTCTTTGACTGAACCACCTGTTCTTACTACACCTATCTCGTCTGTTTTGGGTGTTAAATTATTTAGTTTGTCTTTTAGTTCAGATAAACTACCATTTAATGATAATAATGGTAAGTTTTTTTCAGGTTTGTTAGAAAATATACGGTCAACAACTTCTTCAATTGTTATTGTTGATTCTTTGTCTTTTTGTTCACCCTGTGGGTATTTTATATTGTTCTTTTTTGCTTCCTCTTCTAATTCTTTATTTCTATAATCCCATATTTCAATACCGTTTTCGTGTTTTTCAAATAATAGTAAGTTTAATTTTGTACTATTTGTGTTACTATCTGTTTGATTTATTGATTCAAAATAAATTTGGTCTCCAATAATTCCCTCTAACTTTAAGTCAAATGATATTTCATTGGTGACTGATTGTTTTTGGTTAAACTTAAATGTATACGTTTCTTTTCTAGCTGTTTCGGTAATGTTTCTACCTGAAAAACTAGCTATCTTTAACCCACTTTCATCTGATATAGGGACTAATTGCCAAATATCTGATGATGCATTTGTAATGTCGGATAAAATACTTTTTAACGTACTGTTTATATTGTAACGGTTTCCTACATAATTTCTTATCAATTGTTCAACTTCAATGTACACATTAAATACATCACCAATTGTTGGTTCATCATTCGTATTTATAAAATATGGTTTTACTGTATTAAAATCAACGACATAATCTCCCCTAGTTGTACCACCCTCACGTATTGTTTTACTATTAACTTGAATGGTTGATGGGTCTATTAATTCATCTGAGAGTGAGACTGTATTTTTTATGAGAAAGTCTACTTCTTCTTTTGTAAAAATAAATTCACCAAAATCTGTTTTTTTTATCAATGAATAGTCAATCGTTTTTCTATTAAACCAAATAATATTTTTATTATTACTAACTATGAATGGATTTATACGAATACGTTGACTAGTTATGGGTAATTGTTCTGTAAAGTTAAGGGTAATATATTCTATAAACCACCCCAACCTTAAATACTTTTTATTACCTTTATCTGTTGTTATGTTTATAACGTTTTGTTTTGGTCTAGTTCCCGTTTCTTGTGGTACAGGGCCTTCTCTAAGAAACCCCGCACTCTGAATACCTCCAATAGTTTCACTCAATTCCGTGTTTGATATGTAGTTACGTAATTCTTGTTCTTTGTCAATAACACAAACACCTTTATCAATAGTATCATCAGGGGAACCCATACGTGTTTTTGATATAGACCACAAATCAATGTTAACGTCAAAACCAAAATCACTATTTAGTTTAAAGTCAAAGTTATGTATTACACCTACAACAAACTCAAAGTTACCTTCATTATCTAATACTTTTTGTTGTTGTTTGTTATAGAATTCTTCTAATGTTACTCGGTCATCATTTTCTTCTATATTCTTAATTTTTAATGAACTAACGAATTCTTTTTTGTCTGAATAAGAAAACAGTTCCTCGTTCATTGTCGTGTTCTTATCACTATACCCAAACTCAACAAACACCGTGTTGCCAGGGTGTAGTAAGAATGGTGTTAAAAACTCTAATTGTTCTTTACTATTAACAGTTAATTGTAAATTAGCAGTTGTATAAAATCCAGCACTTTCACCATTTTGTGCGGTAAAACTAGTTAGTCGGGGTGGTGGTACTTTTCTAGGATTTGGTACATATATTTTACGATTATTTTTTAAATCTTTACCTATCACTTGACGAGTACTATATGTCTCATCAAAGTTACCACCAAGTTCTAATACGAAACAATCAACTTGTTTATTTTCTCGTTGTTGAGTTTCTGAAGTTTCTTTGTAGTTGCTTTGTTTGTATAACTTTTCTTCATTGGTGTATGTAACTTTCTGTAAACACGTCAACCGAACAAACGGAACTCTCCCAATCATCCTATTTTTGTCGGACTCTCGTTTAGTGAGTTCTTGTTTTACTGACTCATCTATCGGTTCATAATAGAACTGTTGGTCAGGTGAAAGTATGGTAATCATTAGTTAACTTCTTTTACTTTATTATACACAATATTTATGTCACTTGGTATTCTTAGGTATCTAACCCCTGTGGTGTATAAAGAATCTCCCGGCAGATTGTTGTATGATGCGAGTACCCACCATAGTGTTGAATCTCCAAAGATGTCGGATGCGAGTACATCTAATCTACTGTAATCATTTACTTCAATAACAGTATCATCTGTTCTTTCTTCAAAGTTAGGTATTACTAAACTTTGATATTGAAGTTTATTATCGTTTCTTCGTTTGGTATTTGTAAATCTTGTTCTACTCATAATTATGCTATACCTGTATCATTTGCATCAAAGTTGTCTAGTGAATCAGTATCACCAAAGAAACTTGGTAAATCGGGTTCTAGTACTGTATCATCAGGTTGTAATGCCTTTGGTCTTAAACTATCAAATCGTCCACTAACTTGATACGCTCTGTTATTTACATATTGTCCTAATGTTTTTGATTGATATACGGGGTTTTCATCAGTTTCAAGTAAATTACCTTGAACGTTGACAGTTACTATTGATGGTTTACTGTCTTGATATACAACATCATCAGCACCTGTTATTGATACGTTAGTCAAGAAAAATGGTTTTTCGTGTATGTAATCAGCAAGACTTAACTTTAATATGTTAGGTTCAATCATATTGTTGTTAGTATATTTGTGTGGGTAGGCCAAACTTGTCAACGTATTTAGTTTACCATAAATAACATTGATGTCTCGTCTATTGTGTACTACTACGTCAAATGTAAATGATATATTACGAGTTACTCCTGAATATTGATAATATGGTTCTGCTCTACCAAAGTATTTTTGTTGTGTAAATTCAGGTGTTATTGTGTCTGCAAGTCCCGTGAAGTTCGCCATTCGGAACACAAGAGCTTTATTATTGTTTGTTATATGAAATACAATCAAATGTCTTTTACCATTATCATCTTGTATCATATCTGCAATTTCAGACCTAGTTACTGTTATTTCCTTATTGACTTTATTAAAGTTTTCAGGGTATATCTTTGCCTTTCTATTAGGTCGTCTAGGATTAAATATACGATTAGCCACTACACCTGCACTTGGTATGGTATTTGCTATTCGTTGACGAGTACTACGGCCTATATTATCAAGTATGTCTTTTGGTTTAGGAATACCTCCCCCACCTAAAAATGAAAATATCTTTTTAACAATGTTCTTTTTGTTTTCTTCTTTTTGTATATCAGGGGGTGATGGTGGTTTAGGTACAGTCCAAATATCTACCTGTTGTTGTATTCGTGTTCTTTCGTCCGCAGACTCTGATTTAATTTTAACCCTACCAAGACGTTCCCACGTGTCTATCTGCGCTTGTATTTCTTGTTTTTCATTATCACTAAGACTGTCATAATTTTCTCTGATATATGTAACTTGTTCATCTAGTGTACCATCACTAATAGAATTTAAAAACTTGTCTAAGTTTTCTTTATAAATTTGTATTTGATTTTCTAAGTTACTCATTATCGTCCATTATTTACTTGGCCAATGGCCATTCTCGTATTGAGTGTTTGTCCATCTATCATTACGTTAGTATTTTTTTGTTCAATTAATGTTAGAAGTCTTATCATTTCTTTTTCACGTAAATCTCTTTCGGTTTGACGTGCAGTCTGTTGGGTTGTATCACCTCGTTTCACAACAGGTATTCCGAACGCATTTGGTTCAATAGTAGTACTACCATCAAATAAATCTCCAATAAAATCAACTGCGTTAGACAGGCTGTCAACTAATCTCGCAAACCTATCACTTTCCAAAAAGTCTATAACAACATTACCAAACCTGTCTAATGCATCTTGAATACGGGGACTTGCAAATACTTGGAAGAATGCACCTTGTATTCTACGAGTGATTTGGTCTATTTTACCTAATGCAGTTTCTCGGGTTGCGGAGTCTATCTTTGCTTGTTGACCCAACTGTCTTCGTAAGTTAATTTCTTTTCTCAACTCTGCTACACTCAACCCCGTAGCTTCTGCAATTGCTTTTCGTTGGAAGAAGTTTAGTTTCTCAAATCCGCCAATGGCCTCAACTTGGTCTAGTGTACTATTCAACGCACCCACAATATCACCTTCAAATGCTAACTGTCTAGCTTTTTGTAAGTTTATTTGTTGTCCGATGATAGCAGACGCCTTGAATTCTGCGGATATACTACTTTGTAACTCAAGTAATCCCTCTGCGAACTTACTTACTTGTCCAATAGACAGTCCTAATTCATTGGCTTGTTTAGTTTGTTCAATAAGTGAATTAAGACCTATACCAAAACTACTTGTTACTTCATCATAACTTTGTGCTAAATCTCTTGCTATTCTTGGCCCTAATCGTAAGTTACTAATGGTACTGTCTACTAATCCTGATGCGGTTTCAAATCCTACATTGTTTAATTCAGAAATTATTTGTGTAAGTTTGGTCGCAACACCTGCACCAATTTGTAGTTTTTCACCAACTTGAGCTAAATTACCAATCAGTTTACCCGTCAATGGTACACTCGGTGATATATTATCTATAAAGTCTGAAGCATATTCTCCTGCCAACTCAACATTACCACCAAGTAATGAAGCGTTTTCAGTTGCGTCTATTAAAGTTTTATTGAATGACCCATCTAGCACACCCGATGTTTTTACAAGAGATGCGGTTGCCTTATCTATTGAGTTAGCTACATCAAATAGTTTCTTACCCAATAAGACCACACCACCAATCAAACCACCTACGGCTAATCTACTAATACCTATCGCTTTTGTAATACGACCAAAACCTTTAAGTTGTTCACCAATCCCTTTTGTGAATGCTTGGGTAGTACTTATTTGTCCGGCGGCTTGTTGTCTTGCTATATTTGTTATATTCTCTTTATATACTTCTTGTGCTTTCTGTACTTTATTATTATCAAAGATACGATTTAGTGGAAACTTTTGAGTTAAACTTACAAACTTATCAAAGGGTTTGGAGAACGTACTAACGTTTCTGTCGGCTTGGTCATATATCTCTTGGAACTCACCTTTTAGATTAGAAACAACCTCTGTGGCCTTTTCTGCATTCGCACCAAAATATTTCTTAGATGCCATCTGTTCGGCCTTTTCCATTAAACTCTCAATCTCCTGAGATAAGTCAGCAGTAAGTTTAATGTTTTCTTGTAGTCGTCTTTGTTGTTCGTTAGCCATAGTATATCTATTTTATATAAATATCCACCAACAAAAAAACCCACAGGGTTGTGGGTCTATCTATTCTTTTTTAATTGTTGTTCTCGTTCAGACATCATCTTATTGTGTTCCGAAAAAATCATATTACGTTCAGCTATACTCATATCCATAATATCAGAATACGTATAACCTTTACTACCTTGTAAAAAGTTAAATATGTTTATTCGTATGTCTATCCTATGCTTTGTAGGAAGGGTAAAAAAAGTTAATCCCTATTGGGATTTCTACCTCCTCTCCCCCAATCTCTACACTCAAGTCAATGTCGGGGGTCACTAACTCTAGATACTGTCTAAGTGCTAAACTGTCAATGGCTAATAAATCTTCACTAACAAACTTTCTAATTTTACCCTCATCAGTCTCACCATCTAAATTAGCAATAACTTTAGAAAGTGTTAAAGTAAGTTCGTTTGTTGGTAGTCCTTTTTCTTCTAATACACTAACCTCGTCTGAAATCTCTTTTGACTCTTTAGAATTTAAGACTTTTAGTTTAACTCGTTTATCTGATTTAGATAATTTGTAATCAATGTAAGGTGAGTTTTCAAACAAGTCAGGTCGTCCTTTCTCTCCTATTTTAGTCAAGTCAATAGTATGTCTTTTTCCATTTACTTTAATATCATAGGTTGAACCATAACCTAATACTCTTGTTTGTAGTAATAAGGCTTGTTTGTCACCAACAGAAAGGTCATCTACATTTACACCTTTGGTTACAATAACAGATTCCAAAAGTTTGTCTAACATAATACCTTTCTGTATGTAAGACTGTGTGGTTAGGATGTCTTCATCCTTTGTAGTCATATAACGTATCTCAACCTCACCACTAGATAATGGTGAATCCTCGGGGTATAATCTCCCTTGGGATGGTAATGTAACAATTTCAGTAAGCATATAACGTTTTTATTTTTAGAATTGTAATTCTGCGTAGTCGTATGAAAGAGTAACAGTAATGTTTACTAAGTCATCAGAACCGTAGTTCAAATCACCGAAGTTAGCAGATTGGATAAACGCACCAACCAATTTCCATCGTTCTACGAAAGTCCCGTCAGGGCCTAATAGTTTTAATGTTACAGGTCTTTTGTAATCAGACTTGTAACCAGCAGTTCCTGTTCCAAACTCATAGTGTTGTCTAAACCACTCAATTACTTTCTGTGCACCTGATGGTACGATTGGGTCGTTAAATACCACGTCAATAGTAGACCAAGAATATTTACCCGCAACATATCGTTTTGTATTGATATAGTCTATTTCTTTTCTAGTACTTTCAATAGATGGTCTTTGAGTAGACTGTACAATGTACGAATCAATACCATCTATTTCTAATACAAACCTATGTTGTAGTTTTGGTTCGTAATCGTTGTATATTAGACTTTCTAATACTGCCATTAACTATTCCTCTTTTAGTATAAATATCTTTGTCTTAAAAATTATTGTGGAAATTCAGCACCTGTTGGTAGTACGTTGAAGTCAAGTACTATGAACTCTGCTGCCCTTGCAGGTTGAATGAATATTTTACCAACTAATTGGTTTCTGTCAATCACTTCAGGAGTGTTTACTGTTTCATCAACTACAACTCGGTATGCGAATAATCCTTGTTCTTGTTGTACTTCGTCTAAGTATGGTTCAACCAATCCTAAGAATCTATCTCTTGTTTGACTTGTGTTTTGTTCAAACACTAGGAATCTTGAGGTGGATGATACAAACTTCTTCAAGTTAATCAACAATCTACGTACATTAATTCGGTCAAGTGCGGATGATTTAACTTGTAGTGTTTTCTGTCCGTAAGCAACAATACCTTGGCCGGGGAATGATACGATTGGGTTTACCTTACCATTGTAAAGTTTATCCATATCTTCTCGTTTCAGTCTTTCGTATAAGTTGATTGCTTCGGTAATACCACCACGGTTAAGTCCTGCGGGTGCGAACCATTCAGCGGCAATGCTATCGTTAAACGCATACACACCACTCATTACCACCGATGGGGGTACGAATAATGGTTTGTTGGTACTTGAATCAATCACTTGAACCCAAGGATAGTATGTACCCATATAAGAAGTGTCATATAGTGAAGCATATTCAACTGCTGTGTCTTTACTATCGTTAATCCAAGTCAAGTCAGCAATATAGAACGCGTCACTTCTGTCTTCTACAATTTCTTTTGCTCTACTGATTACAGATGAACCGTATGTTTGAGTAACGCCAGGGGTTACTAATACATTATAGTCATATTCAAGTGGGTTAGAGATAGCATTTAACGCTCTAATGAAAGCCACACTACCACTTGTGGTTGCACTTGTCAAGTCAATACCACCAACGTTGGTTGCGGATGATACGTTTGTTCCTACATTAATTGGTTTGTTAGGAGTTCCTGCGTTGAATCCACCTTGGAAACCGATTGTAAATCTACGGTTAAATTGGAATGTAGATGATGTTGCAGAAGTAGCAAACATATCAGTCGGTAGGTTAAAGTCAGAACTTGACACTGCGGATGTATAAACCGCGTCATCAATTGGAGCCAAATAATGTTTCCAATTTAATGAACTATCAAAGTTAGAACCGAAGTGAGTTTTAGTAGAACCCGTTACATCTCCACCTGCAGTCAACAATGGGAATGCAGGTACTTTAGTTGTTAGTGGTTGTAAATATCCTCTAAATCCAGCAGGCACAACAGTAGTTGGTACTGTGTCGTATCCTGTTGCCATTTCAACTCGGATATATGATGATTTGTTAGAATAGTCACCATTAATTGTAGTGTTTCCACTAGAGTCAATGGTTAAGTATCTATCACCTATTTTTCTTGCGATAAAGTTAGCAGATGATTCATCTAACGTACACCCACTAAATACCTCAACGGTACTTGGTCTTACGTCAGTATCAGTAAACTCTCGTACTACTACATCAAATACACCGTAAGTAGCACCTGTTTCACTTGGTCGTTTTACATTCTGAATAGATATTTTATAGTCTGTGTTTGTATCTTCACCTGTGGATAGTCTATGAAATTTAAATAAGTTAAAAATCGTTCCGTTTACATTCTGTGACGTGATGAATGGAGTATACCCACCAACAGGTTCGTTGTTACTACCACCATTAAAGTCTAAACTAACAGATGCGGATGAGATTACATCACCGTCAGCATCAGTTACGGCTTGGAAAGAAGCAGAGTTAGTTGTTTCGGTGTGAGAATAAACGTAGGCACCTTTAGTTCCTAATGGGTTGGTTCCAAATACTTTTGTAAAGTAAGATTCACTAGATGGATTGAAAGATGCAGTTACAATACCAATACCCGAACCACTCAAGTGTACTAATGAACCATCAGATGATGTGGTAAAAGTACCAATATCAATAGAAGTTCCTTGGTTAGATGGTGCAAGTATAACAGAAGAAGTGGCAGAACCCTTTTCTACTGTTAATCTGTGTCCCGTGTGAGAGTAACCACCTAATTCCCCTACTCGTACTACGGTTACTGTGTTTGAGTTCTGTAAAACATTTCTTACTGCGTAGGACGCGTAGTACTTTTCGTTTTCTCCACCGAATTTAGCTCTAAACTCTTCGGTACTTTTAACAACAGTAGGTACAAATGCAGGCCCTTTTGAGAAAGTCCCTACAACTGCTGTTCCGATTTCTGCTATTCCTTGTGGTAAAAACGAAAGGTCATTTTCTCGCGTGAATACGCCAGGTGATACAAACTTTTCAGCCATTTAGTTCTCCAAATATTCTTTTTATATAAATATAAATATATTCGTTTTAAAAAGATTTTAATTTATTATTTTTCTGTTGGTGTAAATTCCCAAGTATCCGTATTTAACGTACCTTCACCGTAGGTTTCTACTAATGATTTTGAGTGGTCTTGTTGTTTTTGAATACTTTGATTGTATAAGTCCATTAATTGTTGTCGTTGACTTGATACTTGTTCTTTGTTTTGAGTATATTGTTGTTCTAATCTACTTTCAGTAATACTTAATTTACCTAGTTCAGTCGTAATTTGTTGTTGTTCTTGTGCAACTGATTTAAAGGTTTGTATTTCTTGTTCAGTTAATGTAATAGTTTTTTTCTTAGCCATTTGTTTTTGTTTTCAATATAACGGTTAGATTTATAAATATCAAATACTTGTGGTTAAGGGTCAGTAAATTTACCTATACCTTGTATATCATCTTCTGCAGATAAACTATACCCTAATAATGATGTATTAAAGGTAAACGTTATATTTGTCCCGTCATCACTCACAGTCCAAACAGTCGCAGGTACAAATATACCATTTACAAAAATTTGGTATAAATCTTCATCGTCATATGAAAGATAATCAACAGATGGTAATGTGAGTGTTGTAGTATTTTGGAATACTGCGGTAGTAGCAGAAGTAACAACAGCACTACGTTTATCCGTATATGTTACGAAAGTAAATACCGTGTCAATTTCTGTATTCTTTGCTGATTGTTGAGATGTGTTGGAAAAAGTACCAAATGGAAATAGTGTTTCTATTTGATTTGATGTTGTAAAACTTCTATCGTCTCTCAACAATTCATCTAAGTCTTCTTGTGAAGTAACACGGGTTAATTCTGTTTCTACCTCTGTAAATAATACGGTCTTTTGTGTTGTGTATGATTTAATTACTTGTTCATCATCAACGTCATCTTTTATTTCAGGAAGTAAGTAAGCCTTTACAGTTAAATTAAATGTTGTTCTAACTAATCGTTCCTGTCCGTTGGTCAATTCGTTTGACGTGGAAAATGAGTCAATAGATGACTTAAACTTTGGCCCACCATCAATACCCCAATACTCATCACTATTCCAATTCAACTGTTCTATCAATTGATTTGTATGTGATATAAAGTCTGTCCAAATAATAAACTCATATTCCATTTGTACAAAATCACCGACTCGTATTTTGTATATCTCATCGGTAGGTTTAAAGTCTATTTGTTGTGAAAACTTATCAAATCGGTTTTTGTTACTGTATCTTGCCTGTGTATAATGAACTCGTTGATTTCTATTAAATCTATTTACTAAGTCATCACGTCTACTAAGTGAGTTTCTTTTAAAGATGATAAGAGGGTTTTGTATTTGACCTTTTTGGTCTTTGATGTATCCATTTCTACTTGCTTGTTGCCATCGTTCGGGAGAACCATATATGATAGGAACTTGTTTATCCATACCATTGGTAGTAACAACCAAGTTTCTTGACTCAAGATATGATAGTATCGCGGTATCAACATCAACAATAGATACATTCTTTGTTTTAAAGTTAGAACCAACTTTACTTCTATCAAGTCCCCTGTTTCTACTATCCTTTGGATTTAATCCCTGTTCTATCATTAGTAAAGTTCCTCAATGTTTAACTTACTTCGTCTAGTCATATGGGTATCACATATGATACTGTTAGAGAAGTTAGTGTTTCCGGCAACTAACTGATTTTCAACTATACCATCAACCTCAAAGAATGCATCATTGAAGTTTATAATATCACCAACTTGTATTACTAACCCAACATCTGCCAACAATGTTCGTAAAAATCTAAACTGAATGGTTTGTGTTACATCAGAACCGAATGATTCATATGTTGTTGTTTGGTCTCCTCGGTCAATAAGAGCATTTACCTGAAAACCTACTTGGTATGATTTACCACCAACACTCTCACCATATAAATTAGTTTCAGTTTGTCCTTGGTCTAATTTATAAACAATTACAGGTGTCTCAACAAAATCATTGATAAGTTCTTTGTTGAGAGATATGAATAAATCAAAGTCTCTTTGTTTTACAAACGCCATTCCTTTATCCTATAAAGATTGGTATTGGAATACGACCTAGTTGATTGTTCATCTTTTCAGATATTTCTTCCTCAATCTCCATCTGTCGTCTACGGGATGTTTCTTCTAAGTTTTCTCGTAATTGTGTAATCAAATCTTCTTTTTCAGATACAGCCTCTGCTCTCAATGCCGCACCATCTAAACTTACTTCGGAGCCAGGTATTGGAACTGAACTATACTTTTCTCTAATCGCACCCAATACTTCTTTTGCAATAGCAAGTGTATATTTTCTAATCCATTGTTTACCCACATCGTTGATTTGATTGTAAGTCAAGTTGTTATATGGAACATTACTGTAATCACTTACTACTCCACCACTTGACCTTGAACCGATATTACTTCTATCGTCTTTTTGTATATAGTCAAACCAAATCTTAAATGTAGTTTGTGGTATAGGAAACACAGTTAGTTTATTGTTTATCAACTTAAATGTAAATCCACTTCGTCTAACTGCGTCGTTTAACTCAATGGCTTGTATTCTAAGTAAATCTTCGTAAATAGGATACATTACAAAGTTTACTGCGGGTGAGTAACTACCAAATCCAAAATCGTCAATCAAGTTTCTGTATCCCGTTCCCGTTAGGGCAAATGGGTCATAATATCGTGTGATGGCAGGGTCAACGTTATGATATACTCTTTTAATCTCAACATTACTCAAGTCATTTATCAATGTTGAAGCAGACCCACTAAGTGATGATGATGGGTGACTAAGTAAATCGTATGTTTGAGAACCACTACCAACCGTAATGTATCCTTTATTCCATTCCACATTACCACCAACTCCAACTTCACTACCATAATCTTGAGCAAGGGTGACCAAGTTGTTTATCTCACCACCTCCTATGAATGTATTATTTAGGTTAGAACTTGTTGGAGAACCTTGTAGTTTCATCATATTCTGGCGAATATTAAATTGATGAACTTGTGCTCCATACTCGGTCACCGCCTCCTCAAAACACGCGTAAAATTGTAAGTCTTGTAACTCTACATCCACTATTGGGTATCCTAGACGTTTAGCACACCAACTAGCTACTTGGGGGCCTTGTGTCTGATAGGTAGAATCTTCATCATAAAAACCAAATGGGGTGGAACCACTAATTACTGAACCACTACCCGGCCACTTTGGTATCTCTGCCATAGATATAATCCGTTTTCTCTATAAATATATATCTATGTTCAGTTATTAGATATAAAAAAAGTTGGAATCGTTAAGTCCCAACTTTAATGTTTAACCTTACTATGTTATACTTTTTTGATTGTTGGTCTAACGAGTTTGGTGTATGTTACTTGTTCTCCATAAAAATCACTATAATATGAAACGTGTTTAATCGTTCCTGTTATTGTAACCAAGTCATTTGGTTTAATATCAATATTTCTACTACCCTCGTAGAAGTAATTTCTGTAAGTGTTTTTGTCAACAAAATGATACTTACTCATCAAACCAAAAGAAGTTTGTTTAGTCGTATGACTCTGAAAGACTAAATCAAGTGTTACTCTCTCACCTTCTGTGTGGAAGAGTCCACTTTCATACATATTTCGGTCAATCGCATCTATCAGATTATCAATAATCTTCTCAAAACTATTGAGAGTAACCCATTCATCTTTCCACATAACAATACCACCAATAAGTTGTAACTCATCGTGTAATTTTTGTGAGAATTTTTCAGTATCTTTGGTAGCTTCCCAATACCATTGTTTGTAATCAAAGTCGTTTACCTCATCAAAAGAAGAACCTTTATACTGTCCAAACAAAAACACACCTTCGTTGTATTTGATTGAAAGTGATTTAGAGAATGATTTACTTTTACCACGAACTTCTAAATTAATATCCCATTTTCTTTCACCATACTGTTCAGTCATCTTTTGTTTTGCAACTTCAAAGTCATAAGATAGATTCTGAATATATTGGTAGTCTTGTTTGGTTTCAGTAAAATACCCATTATCTACCGAATAAGGTTTAGATACTTTCCATAGGGTGTAATACTTGTTGGTAAATCCGATTGTTGGTTTCATAATAGTAAGGGGTTGATTAACATTACATAAGAAAGATAAAGAACTTGACTATTAAAGTCAAGTCTTTTTTTAACTAAACTCCTTGTTCCATTCGGAGTTCTAAATCATCTTGGTCTTTTTCAGAATATTCTGAAATCAACTCAACACTGATTTCTGACATTACACGATGACTTCTGTCACGGAGAACTTCTTTACGAGCCTCCTCCTCACTCCAAGCCTTTACTTGGTATTGGATTAAATCTTTGTCACCATAACTGTAATCCCATCCTAGGAAATCTACTAAATATGTATTCATAACTTTTACCTCTTTTTTTTTGTTTTAAATTAAATAACTAGGGCCGTACATATCCCATTTGTCAGTTCCTTCAAAGATGTTTCCACGAGAATGTTTAGCAGGTTGATTACGACCTGCAGCTTTCAACAAGTCTCCTTTCTTAACAACCGAACCTTTATTGATTCCATCCCACATAGAAACGAAACCCCAAACCGTACGATTATCAAATATCTTAATGTATTTATTACCTTTTCTATAAGTTAAAGGTTCATATGGGAGACTTTCATATCGTTGTTCCCATTGTGATTTTCTTTGTTCGTTTACTTTGTTTAACCAAGTTTCAAATTGTGTCATAATAGTAAGGGTTTAATTAAGGGTTTTGTTGTCTCTCACAACACTTATATGATAAGTAATTATTTTATTAATGTCAA